CATAAGCGCGCAAAATCGCGAAATTAAAGTTTCATGTTTTGGATGTTATGAGTATTTCTTGGTATCACACAGTTCGATGGCGACAGAAGGCAAAAAGGCAGCTTGCCCTATCTCCCCTATGTGAAATGTGCATCCATATCGGCAGGGAAGTGGGCGCAACGGTAGCTGACCATGTTGAACCGCATCATGGAGACTACGAAAAGTTCTGGAACGGTAAACTACAGAGTCTTTGCGGCACCTGCCATAGTAGCCGAAAGCAAATACTGGAAAAGAGTGGTTATCTTCCGGGTTGTGATGTTGATGGTTTCCCTATCGACCCTAACCATTATTGGAGTAAGCCATGAGAGGACGCAAGCCAACATCAACCGCATTAAAGATCGTGACCGGGAATCCCGGACATAGACCACTTCCCGAAGGTGAACCTGAGTTCAAGAACGAAATCCCCAAATGTCCGCTTGATCTCGACCCGGTAGGGAAGAATACATGGAAGGAAAAATCTAAGTTATTGTTTGATGCCGGTGTGTTGACCGAAGCTGACGGGGAAACGCTTGCGATCTATTGCCGAATCTGGTCACAGATCGTATTGCTTTCCGCTGAGTTAAAAACACCAGCAGACTACATGGCCTATGACATTAAGATTAACGAGGATACGGGTGAAGAAATTAAGGTGAATGCCAAGACGAATCCATTGTGCGTCCGTCTTGAGAACCTTTACTCAGAATATCGGGCATATTCTGCGCTCTTAGCGCTTGATCCCGCGAATAGGGGGAAAATTAAAACTGGAAACAAGCCCCAAAAAGAAAAAACCGGTAAAGAAAGGTTCTTCTAAGAAAAGAACCCCAAAGCCGGTAAAAAAGACAAAAAACACACCAGACAGGGCTACTGCCTACGCAACCAATGTTGTCAATGGCGCAATAGTGGCCGGTCCCCATGTTCGTGCCGCCTGCCAACGCCACCTTAACGACCTAATTCACGCACCGGGTCGCGGTTTCTATTATGACACCCTTTCCGCTTCCGAAGCAATCGCCTTTTTTGAGGAATGTCTGTGTCTTAATGGTGGTCAGTTTGAGGGGAAGCCGTTTATTTTGTTCCCGTGGCAGAGCTTTGTTATCGGTTCAATATTTGGATGGAAAAGAAAAAGCGATAAAATGCGCCGCTTTCGGGTTGTGTTTATTGAGACCCCGAAAGGGAGTGGCAAAAGTCCGATGTGCGCTGGTGTCGGACTAAAAGGGCTTGTCGCTGATAATGAACCAAGGGCAGAGATATACGCCGCCGCAACCTTCCGCGATCAGGCTATGATTCTGTTTAGGGACGCTATCGCCTTTTACGATCAATCCCCGGAGCTACAAGCGCGTCTCGTTGCATCCGGCACTGGAGCAATGAGGTGGAACCTTGCCTATCTTGAAAAGGGGTCGTTCTTTCGGGTAATATCTTCAGAGAAAAAGGGTCAGTCAGGACCACGGCCACACATGGCACTTCTCGATGAAATCCATGAGCATAAAGATGGAACGGTCATTGAAATGCTCCGCGCAGGATTCAAGTTCCGGCAGCAACCACTCTCTTTTATGATTACGAACTCCGGTCACGACAAGACATCTGTTTGTTGGGAGTATCACGACATTGGGATAAGGGTCGCCAGCGAACAGACGGTGAACGATGAAATGTTTGCCTATATATGCTCGTTTGATGATTGCGACCTTGTTGATGACTCATATCTGGATGATGAATCGCTATGGTCGAAAGTGAACCCGTCTTTGGAATATGGCTTGCCGGGATATGATTATATACGGAGTCAGATTGTAGAGGCGCGGGGGATGCCGTCCAAGATGGCGTCGGTAAAGAGGTTGTGCTTTTGCCAATGGACGGAGGCCGAAAATCCAGCAATATCAAAAGAGTCTTGGTTGGCGTGTCAAGATAAGGACTATCCGGTTGACATTCTTTCTGGACGTAAGTGTTGGGGTGGGCTCGACCTGTCGGCGGTAAACGATCTAACAGCATTCGCACTTATGTTTGATCCCACACCAGAAGATCCCCTTTGGCGGCTAAAGGTCTGGTTCTGGATACCAGGAGAGGGGATAAGGCAAAAAGAGAATCAGGACCACGTTCCATATACGGTGTGGCGCGACAAAGGATATGTCTTTGCGTCACAAGGGGCGGCGATAAGTAAATCCGAGGTAATCAAGTTTATAGACGGAGAGGCCGCTAAATATGACATTCAGGGAATCGCCTACGATAGAAGCCGGATGAAGGATCTTATTGAATTTGCGGAGAAGGCCGGAATTGAACTCGACATTGGTAAGTGGGATAAGGAGAAGAGGGAGTGGGTTTTTATTGGATACGGTGGAATCAAGATGATGCCTTTCGGACAAGAACCAAGAAGCATGGCTCCCGCGATAGATAAGTTTGAGTTATTGCTACTTGAAAAGCGTTTTAGGCATGACGGTTCCCCCTGTATGACGTGGAACGCCGCAAGTGCGGTTTACAAGGAAGACGAAGACGGTTACAGGAAAGTATCTAAGCGCAAATCAACGGGAAGGGTTGATGGAGTAACGGCGATGGTGATGGCTTGTGGAATTTTAGATGATGGACCGATACAAAAATCCGCATGGGAGGGGAAGTCCAAGGAGGAAATGTTAGCGATGTTGTCCCTGTAAATAATCATTGCAATAATCGTGAAGGTGTGGTAGGGTGGTGTCGAAAGCGAGCGATAAAAATGATTATTGATGAGATCATAGAACTAATCAATACATTTCACACCAATTCTGGAAAGCGTCCGGTAATTATCACGATGAACAAAAACCACAAAGCGGAACTCGATAAATTGGTGAGAGATTCTTACAATAATTATACATACGTTGTACGTCACGCGTGGAAGCCGAAAGCTGTGGGTGGTCTCGACATTGAAATAAAAAACGTTTCAGAAATGTCGGTGAGGTGAAAGGATCTTATGGGGATTTGTTGGTGGTGTTACTGGGGATGGCCTAAGCCGGTAGCCGAGATTTACAAAAAGGCACTTGACAGACTTGATGGATACGAGAGTCCCCTTCACTATGGCCCGTCTCATGTTGTTTGGGCGGATGAAAACTGGGATTTGACTCAGGAGTGTTTAGGTGACTTTGACAAACAGGCGGCGCGTCTCGATTATACGCCGGAAGAAATGCAAATAGTCAAGGAGTCCCTTGAAGAGTTGGCGGCGTTACCGGAGAGTGCGTGGGACATAATTCCCGAAGACTACGATGGTGAACACCCGGCACTTTATCCCCCGGCGGACGGAATTGAAACGGTGTTTGTGTGAAGAAAGGACTTCAATTAAAAATTGGGATAAATATCGTAAGGAGAAGTTAGAAAACGTTCCCGTCGAAGAACGCCTTGCCCTTATCTACGGATGGATGCGAGATCCCGACAAAAACATTCCAAGAATCACGTTTAAGCAATTCAAGCACCTAACCAATTTGGCTTACGATATTACGGTAATCGGTGATGTAGAATGAGAAAACTTGCATCAATTCAGAGAATAACGGCAATTAGACCCATCGACGGTGCGGATAAGATCGAATGCGTTTCCGTTCTTGGCTGGGAGTGCGTTGCAAGGAAGGAAGAATTTCACATCGGCGATCTGGTGGTTTATATCGAAGTGGATTCAATAATGCCAGTAAGACCTGAATTTGAATTTCTACGGGAACGAAAATTCAGAGTAAGAACCATCAAACTCCGCAAACAGATTTCTCAGGGGATTTGCTTCCCTTTGTCGATACTTCCTTCCGGCAAGCACAAAGAAGGCGATGATGTAACCGAGATTGTTGGTGTCACTAAGTACGATCCGGAAGCCGTCAAAGAGGCATTAGAAGAGGCAAGACAAAACTCCATCAATAAAAACCGAGTTGACAAATTCCTTAAGAGATACAGGTGGTACAGGAGATATTTCACCAAGTCAGGAAAACGGGGGTGGCCGGAATTTATCAAGAAAACCGATGAGGAACGTATCCAGAATCTTCCGTGGATTTGCGATAAAGAACAAGGAACTGTCTTTACCGCAACAGAGAAATTGGACGGTCAATCGGGGACGTACGCATTGCTGAGATTACCGAAACGGTGGTGGCAGTTAAAGCACAGATACGAGTTCTTCGTTTGTAGTCGGAACGTACACCTACGGACAGAACACCCCTGCTCTTATTGGGAAATAGCAATAAAGCACGATATCCGCAGAGTGTTGGAAAAACTGATTAGCGATCAGGAGTTTGTTGTATTTCAGGGAGAGATCATCGGGGAAGGAATCCAGGGAAACAAATATGGGATTAAGGGGCGTGATTTTTATGCCTTTAATTTGGTTTATCCCTTTGGTAGGATGGAGCCAACCAGCGCGATGGTCGATCTATCATCTTGGGGGATCAAAACGGTCCCCCGTCTTGAAGAATTAAAGTTACCCGGAACGGTAAAGGAATGTGTTGAAATTGGCAAGGGTAAATCAACGCTTGCAAACATACATAGGGAAGGGATAGTGTTGAGGAATTACGAGAGGGGGCTTTCGTTCAAGATAATCAATCCGGACTTTCTTCTGAAGTACCAAGATGAAGACCAAGAATGGCAGGAAACTCATTTCCCCCGCAACGAGAAAACCCCTTGTCGCAATTCCTCGACCATAAATACAGAAAAGGATATAGCATGATTGACTGCATCTACAACGACAGGGAGAAGTGGTGTTTTAATCCGGACGTGACGAAGCCGTTGTTTCGTAAGAAGCGGTGTTGCATCTACCACGGGAAACTGTGCAAGAAGCAGGTGATGATTGAACGGCTATTTCCGTCCTCACCCCTCACAACACTTGCTGATTTATACGCAGAGATGGCGCGTGCAATCTGTGAAGCGTTCGCGGTTCCGCCGATGATGCTCAGATATACATCAATTCTCTGGTGGTCCCCGCTGAACAATACGAAGAAGGGGTGGGGATGAAAACCGGAAGCATCTATATAACCATCGAATTAGATACCATCCCATATCGAAAGAAGGTCTATCCGGCCCTTCGGAGTCTGATGAAATTGGCCTTGCGATGGAGGCGGTTCTTTTGCCTCGATTACTGGATGACGTGGCTTTACACGGCAACGGTTCATATCGAAGCCCTAATAAGGCGCAAGAAATGAAATCAAGAAAGGGAAAAGGATGAATATCGAAGTAGGCAAGAAGGCTTTGGTCACAACGGATAATTGGTTCTTTGCCCCGAATGGACAATCATATCGGGCCGTGTTTGGAACGGTGAAGGCAATCCATACCACGGAATCTATTTTCGGATTCACGCCGACTGGTAAAAGCACGAATTGGTTTCTTGAAATAGGAAATATGCTCATTGCGGGATGCCAGATTCACTACGCACTGAGGACTGACGTGTGTAGTGACGCCCCCGCACCGACTTGGAGTTCCGATGCTTCTAATGGCCTCAAGGAATATAATGCACCGTGTCGGATTTACTTTGCTGACGCGGATGATATGGAGTTCATAAGCAACCGTCCCCTTCCGACCACGGAAGAATTAATTGCGAAGGGAATCATTTTGCCGCCGGTTGATTTTTCCCCCGCCAAGCCGCCGGAGGAAGAGTGATGAAAAACGTATTGATGATTTTATGGGGAGCGGCAACGTCGTCTGGATGGTGGGCTTGTGCGTGGTGGGGATTTGGTAATCCATTTATCGCCCTCGGAACGATTGCGTCAACGCTGGGGATATTTGCCGCTATTGTTATTATTGCATTAGGGGGAGAGTAATGACCGAAAGCGATCTTAACGATCTATTGATAGCGGCAAAAGAAGATGGTTGGTGCCAGGAATGCGGACTTGAACACATTGCTCCGATGCTGGCAAGACTATTAAAAGAATCTGGTAGAGAAATTCCCGCTTGGCTTACAAGGTGCGTAAGATGACCGATACCCTACTCGGTAAACCAATCATTTATACGGATGTCTTGAAAGATCCAGGTGAAATTACATTCGGGATTTATCCGGCAACTTATAAAGCGACGAATAAAGTGACGGTGGAAGTAGTTTATGTGGAAGACGATTTTAACAATCTCATCCCCCTCTTGATTGAGGGATACAGGAGGAAATAATGATTCTGTTGAAACGGTGTGATGGGTGTGGCGTAGAGGGAAATGAAGATGAAATCGCAACAGATTACAACGGAACGGATCGGTGTAGAAAATGTGCCATAAAACATGAACTATCATCCCTTGAGTCAGCACTTAAAGAGAAACTATATTATGTAAAAACTATCCAAGGCAAGGAAATCAGGGAAATAAGATTGAGAATTAGTGATTTAAGGAAAGAAATGGAGACGATCTTATTATGAGAGCATTCTTTATTGGCGGCAGCATGGACGGGAAGATAAGGACGTTGGATGACAGGGCAAGGTCGTTTGAACTTCCGGGACTGAGTGAATCATACTTTAACCATTACTCCATCGGATATGACTTTGACAAAACGGCAGTATTCGTTCTCGATGGATACGGAGTCCGGAGAGCACTATCCAACACGATCACCGTTACACCCCCGGCCACCCATTTCTGCAGGGACTGTAAGAATACTCCCGTACCCCTGAGTAAAAACCTATCGATCTGCGACATGGGGGAACAGCATGATTATGTCAGGGGATTTGAACACCATTATTGCTCCAAGAAGAACCACGACGGTCTATGCAAGGACTTTGAGGCGAGGGGATGAGAAAAGGAATCGTTTATATATCGCGTGATCTATTGCTTCGTGGGTTGAAAATTCCAGACCATTGGCATGTTGAATGTATTCACATGAATGAGGGTTCCACATACGCCATAGCCATTATCAGCGGGAACGAATTTCCGGAGGTTCCCGTTGGTGAATCTCCAAAAGAATGCCGTATCAGAATAACGACCCACGAAGACACCTATGAGGTTTTGGAGGTAAGGGGATAATGCGAAAATTGCTTATTGGTTTCTTAGTGATGTTACCATGCTTTTTTATACCGACCATCTCCGGGAAATTTATAGGAGGTGATTTTTGGCCTCCGCTGTTTATGTTTTGGGGCGGGATGCTTTACGTTTGGATTACAAGGGAGGTAAAATGAAACAATATGACGAGCTTATAATCAACGGCAAGCCGATCAAGCCGAACAAGTATTTCAATGGTGAATACGTTGACGCGAGGAACGCGCTGATACCGCAGGCCGAGAAGTTTGCGGACAAACACGTCCCGGTTGTAGAGACAGAGATGCAGAGAGATACCTGGAATCAGATGTTCCACGGGAAGATGGACGAACTGTCCTCTAATTTATGAAGCGCATTAACCAAAGCCCTATAGTCAAGTGCCTCTTCTGTGGTAACGAGATCATCGCGGAAGAAACTGAACGTAAGTGGCTATTTGACTGCGATTCATGCGGTAGTGTTTGGGAAAGCGAGGGTAAGACTATCCCGAAGATTAAGGTAATCACACGGACAGAGATCAGGGAAGAGCTGGACTTTGAGGACTAAGATGAAGGAACTGCCGAATAGGCCGAAGTTGCGCGTCAAGGCCGTTGCAGAATTTTGGGATGTGAGTATATCTTGTGTGTATAACTGGATTGCAATGGGAATCGTGCCTGCCGAAAAGAAGGGCGGTTCTCTTAGGATAAAATACGAAGACGCAGAGAAGGGAAAGCCATCCATAGAATAAAATGCCGAGTAGCCAAGCGGTAAGGCGTGTGACTGTTAATCACATTATCGCTGGTTCGATTCCAGCTTCGGCAGCCAAAACTAATCAGGGATCATCTAATGGCAGGATGGTTGGTTTTGAGCCAACTCATTAAGGTTCGACACCTTATCCCTGAGCCAATCAAACAAACCATCCACCAACAAGCACTTCTTAAATAATCTTTCCAATCCTTCCAATCCTTGTTAGACACCAAGCAAAATCTATGCCATTATACCGACAAAAGAGCGCACCATCTCTTAAACTCGATCCTAAGGATTCGGTAAATGCGGTAGATGGGACTCAACACGGTAATTACCAGAATGGCTCAAAAGGTAGGCGTATATGCTGATACGCTGAAGTCCGCATTTTTGCGGGTTTCGAGTTCTATTGATTCTAAGCCGCTGTTTTTCATGGGCGGTTTTCTTTTATTTGGGTGGGGGCTCTACGATTTCCTTCCGTGGCTGTCAAAAGTAATCTGCGGGTTCATCCTCATGGCTATCGGTTATTTGATGGGGTCTAAACGATGAACTTTCTCGATAGGCTTCCGAGGCCGAAAGCACTTAGTCCGACTGATGATAGTTGGTACTATCCCGGTGGTGCGTATTACGGAGGACTTCCCGACGCGATGGGTCTTCCGACAGGTCCAGAATCTGCCAGTAGGCTGATAACCGTCCAGAACTGCATAAGGGTCCGTGCCGCGACGATGGCGCAGATTCCGTGTCATATTTTTGAGGATCTTGGCGAGGACGATTTCAGGGAAGCAACGGAATATCCTCTATACACCCTCTTGAACGACAAGCCGAATTCTTGGATGCAATCGCCTATATTTTGGGCGATGGTGGAGGCTTTCATTTGCACAAGGGGGAACTTCATTGGATACAAGGTTGGGCTCCCCGGACTTCCAACGCGAGAGATCATTCCAATAACCGACAAGGTTACGAAGGTAGAACAAGGCAAGGACTATTCACTCACATATCACGTCCAATATGGGGCGGGAGATATTCGGCCAATTCCGCAGGATAAAGTAATCCATTTCAGGGGATTGCTTACATTTGATGGAATAATGGGCGTTAATCCCATTGAGTATTCCAGAGAAACAATAGGGCTTGGCAGGGCGCAGGTGGAATTTCTTTCTCGGTACTTCGGGAAAGGAATGCACCCCGGAGCCATTATCACCACACCGTTCACCCTCGGAACAAAAGACTACCTGAATCAAAAAGAAGCCTTTAGTGAGAAGTACGCCGGACTCGGAAAGAGTAGCGACTTGATGCTTCTCGAAAAGGACATGAAGATTGATTTTCCAACCATAAAACTTGTCGATGCTCAATATCTCGAATTGATGAAAATGACGGAATCGCAGATTTGTGGTTTGTATCGGGTTCCGCAGATTCTTGTTCAGGCTGGCGATAAAACATCAACATGGCCCTCAAGTGCAGAACAGTTGATGATTAACTACTGCGTGATTGGCGTTTCCCCCGATTGTCGCAATTACGAGAAGACAATAGATTCAAGCCTCATTCCCGCCAAAGATCAAAAAAAATATTACTCGAAATTTGAAATGCGCGGACTGCTTCGTGGTTCGTTTAAGGAGCAGGTTGAAGGATTCGCTTCTCTGATCGACAAAGAGGTTATGAACCCTAACGAAGTCCGAAGAAGAATGGAAATGAGGCCATATAGGGGCGGCGAAATCTATAAAACCCGCACCTCGACCACAAAGGACAAAGACTCAAATACACCGGCCACACCGGAGGAAGGAGGCGCACAGCAATGAAGCTGTCATATCGAACTCAAGCCAACGCACAGGCTATCGCGGCAATCTACAATAAGCCGTTAGATAAGCCCGATTGGTTCAAGGTAATCGCGGCAAAAAATGACAATGAGGAATCGCAAATCCTCCTGTTTGATTACATTGGATGGCCCTACAACGATCCCCGCGATCTCATTCATGCGCTTTCCGAAATGGGGGACGTTCTTGTGCGCGTGAACTCTCCAGGCGGAGATGTCTTCGATGGGGCGGCTATTTTCAATGCACTCACATCTCACAAGGGGACGGTAACAACCCGCATTGAGGGATTAGCGGCGTCGATGGCATCGGTTATCGCAATGTCCGGAAAGAAAGTACAGGCTTACAGCAACACGATGCTCATGATTCATAACGCTTGGACCGTGGCGGCCGTAAATCAATATGAGGCTGCGGAACTATCAGAATTTCTTGCCAAAGTTGACAATGAAATCGTTATGGATGCCTACAAGAAGAAAACAAAGAAATCAAATAAGGAACTCTGCGAAATGATGAAAGTTACATCAAAAATGACCGCAGAGGAGGCAAAGGGGCATGGCTTTGTCGATGAGATCGTCACGGGTAAATCAGTAAAGGCCAATCTTGATCTGCCGATCTTCGCAAATCTACCGAGCGAGTTTTTTATTGGCGATGATGCTGAACCAATAATCAGGAAATACGAAAAAGCCCTGCGTGATGTAGGGGCGTCAAAGTCTGAGGCAAAGTCTATTCTGGCGAGAGGCTTGAAGGCGGCGGCGGATGACGATGAGGCAAAGATAAAAGCGGATGAGGATACGCGGAAAGCAACAGAGGACAAAGAAAGGGAGTCTGTCGAACTTGTGGCAGAACTTAGGAAGGGATTTTCTGCCCTTAATGGGGCGGCATAACTAAAAATCAGGGTTCCTCTGGCGGGGCGGCCACTCCAAAAGAGGCGATAAAGAATGAAAGACGGACGGCAGTTAGGTGCCTAACCACCTCGCTACGTCCGTTTTTTATTGCCCGATTCAAGGAGGAACGAAAATGTCTGAAGAGATTAAGAAGGTTGTTGAAGATTTCAACAAGTCACTTGCGGACTTTGAAGCCCGTAACGAGATTCGACTGAAGGAGATTGATGCCAAGGGTCACGAAGACCCTCTTCTGAAGGCAGAGGTTAAGCGGATTGCGGACGATGTGGCGGCGATGGCGACCATGAAGACTCAGATGGAAACCATCGAGACGGCTGTTGCGAAAATGAAAGCTCCCGAAGGCGGGGATACCGGCAAGAAGAAAGCGGTTTATGCCAATATCGGTCAGCAGCTTTTGGACACCGCTGCGGCGGTCAACCCGAATCTTGGTTCCGCGAGACGCGCGGAGGCGATTGCAAGACTTGGACAGGTTCGGGCCGATGCAGCGTCGGGTGCAAATGAGCTTATTCCTTCCGAGGGCGGATTCCTGGTGGAGAAGGACAAAAGCTCCATGCTGGATAAGGGTGCTGTTGCAACGGGGCTTCTTTCCAAACGGTGTTTTGAGGTTCCGTGCTCCGGGGACAGTGACGGCTTGGAATTGACCTTGCTGGACGAGACTTCTCGCGCCACCGGTTCCCGCTTTGGTGGGATTCAGGTCTACATGAAAGCCGAAGCCGATACCGTTACCGCAAGCAAGCCCAAGTTCCGCGAAGGTAACTGGAAGCTCAAGGACTGCATGGGGATCATGTATGCCACGGGCGATCTCCTGAAGGACTCCAGTGGTAGCAAGCTCACCGCCCTGGTCAATAAGTGGTTCCCTGCCGAATTTGGTTTCAAGATCGACGACGAAATCGTGAACGGCGTCGGTGCCGGTCATGCCTCCGGAATCATCCCTGCGGCGTGTACCGTTACTCAGGCTGTGGAAACCGGCCAGAATCGGTCCACTGCTGTCAATAAGATCCTCTATGAGAACATCGTGCGGATGTATGCGCGGCTCCTTTCGTCCAGCGATTCCAATGCGGTGTGGTTCGTCAACCGTGCCCTCCTTCCCCACATCATGCTGATGACCATTACGGGCGGGACGGCTTCCACCCCGGTATTCCTGCCGCCCGGTGGGGCTACCGGATCTCCCTACATGACCCTTCTGGGCAAACCAATCATCCCGATTGAGCAGTGCCAGGCTCCGGCGACCCCTGGGGATATCATCCTCGCGGATCTCAACGAATACCTGTTGCTGACCAAGGGTGGAATTGACGCCCAGGCTTCGATCCATGTGCGGTTCCTGTATGACGAGATGACCTTCCGCTGGATTTATCGGTTTGACGGCGCTCCGATCAGGAACAAGGTACTGACCCCCTATAAGGGCGGGGCGACTGCGACTCAAGGCCCGTTCGTAATTTTAGCGGCAAGTTAATGTAATTATTAACAAAATGGGGAGGCAACCCCTCCCCATCAACGAAAACAGGAGGTAGAAAAATGATTAGCGAGAAATATAAAGTCATCCCGGTGGCGAAGGCGATTGACCTTTCCAGCACCGTCTATACGGATTCCATTTACTGCAAGGATCTCGTGAATAAGGTTTGCTTCGTGTTCATGCTCAACACTCTCGGTGGGGCGTCGTCCGTTCTGACCGTTTGCTCCGGAACATCAGACGCAGCCTGCACAACGGCAATGCGGTTCAACTACGCATTTGCTGGTGCTGCAATGGGAACGGCAACCGCAGGATCGGCCACTTCCGCCGATGTCCTTGCGGCATGGACAAGCGCATCCACGCTTACCCTGACCTACGGAACCTATTCCGATTTCATGTTGGTTGTCGAGGTCGATATTGCGGACATGAACTCAGCGAGCGACCATGACTGGCTGACCTGCAAATTCACCACGACTTCCAGCGTTACGGGAACCGTCAACGGTGTGGCGATTGCTGATTATCGCTACCCTGGGCAGGGGTCCAATACGGTGCTGGCGACTGCGTAACCTAACTGGGGCGGGGTTTCGGCCCCGCCCATTGATAGGGGAACCGCTCCTATAGCTTCGGCACGGACAGAGGACAGAAAAATGCCAGTAACAAAGATTGGATCAAGATGGGATTATAGCGGATACGAGGGGATGCTTGACTTTTACCGCAAAGACACGGGAGCTTCGATTGTAACGATTGCCGAAGGTGGTCTTGTTGGTTCTCAGAACCCTTCCGGTGGTGGAGATTATTATGTAGATAACAACGCTGGCGTGGATGCGACGGGAGACGGCCTTTCGTGGGCGACCGCGTGGAAGACGCTCGCCACAGCAATTACCGCTGTTAATGCCCGCACAGGATCGAGCAATTACGCGGCTCGGTGCAGGATTTTCTACAAGGCAGACAGTGAAACTGTTAATCTTGCGGCTCTTCCCCAGAAGACGGATATTATCGGCGTTGGTTCTTGTGATGCCTACCCGATGGCGAGTATCAAAGGCAATCATGCGCCGCTTACTGAAAAGTTTGGGTGTAGGTTCTTTAATGTGCGCTTCATTCCGGCCACTGCGGCTATTCTATGGACCCTGATTGCAAATAACAACGGAGTGAAGTTTTATGGTTGCCAGTTCGTAGGTTCTCAGGATGCGGTTACGGCAACGAGTGCCATTAGTACAACGGCTACCGAATTACTGGATGTTATTGGCTGCGATTTTGACGGGGCTTTCTCTGCTGATGTTATCGCTATTGGCGCGGGAAATGCGTCGGGATTGAAAATCATCGGAAATAATATCCGTGGCGCTGCAAATGACGGAATTGTGATTGATACTGGCGCTACTTATACGAGTGTCAACAGTGTTCCGATCATCAAGAGTAACCTTATTTCCGTAGCAGGATGCACCATTAAGGACGTTCCCGATACGGCAATCTGTACGGATAATGACCTGATTTCCGATGCGGCCACAGGAACAGCCTCCCTCGATATCAATATCAGGAAAGCGGCACGTAACTGGATAACCGATGCCACAAAGGGCGCGTTATATCCCGGCGAGCATTAACCCCTCCCGGCGGGGGAGTAGTTGGCCCCCGCCTTAACCCTTTATCCCGAAAAATGGAGGGATGAAAGATGGCATTCAAAAGACTTACAGGAAATCGGTATCTGTGCAAATACTCAGATACGAAACTGACGACAGGAATTGAGAACGGGTCCACCTGCTACGAAGAGGACACCTGTTTCATGTTCATCTACAACGGCTATGCGTGGCTCCCGAAACCGTTCCTTCCGCTCACAACCGTCAACTACAAGCAGATCAGCCTTAATCAAGCCGCGAACACCTATGACGTGATGACGGCTACCGCGCAGGCGTTGTTTATTGACGCTATCGTTGTCCACGTACCTGACGACCTTCATTCAGTGGCGACGTTCACCGGGATCACCGTCCAGACCGATGACGGAACTCCGATTGAGATTCTTTCCGCTGCGGCGGGGGCAAAGGCATTGCTAACTGGTAATTTCTATTCTGTCTATCGTGGCCCGAAGGTGACGGCGGCGACCAAGAAAGTCCAACTTACCATCGGTGGCGCGACAGCCGGTGTTGGTAAGGTAGCAGACATAACAGTCCTCTGGCGTCCCCTTGTGGCTGGCGGATACTACTTGAACGCATAATACATTTCCGCCAATACGCTGAGGAGGATGGCAATGGGTAACGATGATTCAGCAACACAGGTACGATTCGATCTTTATGGGGTATTGGCGTTTCTCGTTATCCTGGTCGGGATCGGGATGGGTTATTTGTTTACGGCTCAGGCGACCGCAAGGGAAGAGAGAACGATGGTGTGTGAGCGGGTTACGGTGCTTGAGACTCAGTACAGGTTTATCAGCGAGGGAATCGTTGAATTGAAGCAGGGCCAAAAGGAACTCACCGCCACCCTGAAGAAGAACGGTAAATAATGAATCTCGACCCGCTAAAAAGCATGTTGACCCGTCACGAGGGGCGAAGGAAGAAGAAGTACAGATGCTCGCGTGGAAAGTGGACCATCGGGGTTGGGTGGAACATGGACGCATGGCCGCTTCCGGCAGACATTGACTCCTATTTGCGTGTTCGCGGTGAGATCACTGAAGGAATGATTGACCGGCTCCTTGATATTTCGATCACCACGGCGACGAATAATTGCAGGGACATATATCCCGGATTTGACGGATTCAGCGAGACGCGGAGATTCGCACTGATTGACCTCTGTTTTAATCTTGGCGTTAATGGGTTGCTGAAATTCAAGAAGGCAATGGCTGCGATTAAAATTGGTGACTGGAACGAGGCGGCAAACCAGTTTTGTGATTCAGATTGGTTTACGCAAGTGGGTGTGCGGGGTCCGGAGATTGTGGGGATGATTAGGAACGGATGAAATCCACCGGCGCAAAGTTACGCGAAGAAGCGAAGAAAGTTAAACGCCAGCGACGTAAGAAGGGTAAGAAGAAATGAAAAAACTCATGGTCGCATTTATTTCGGTAGTGTGGTTTTGCATAATGTTGGGACGGATACAATTCAGTAACTTCCCATTTACGGCAAGATGAAAGGATTGAAAATGAAAAAGATTTTTATCGGATTGGCGTTGATGTTCATGGTGGCCGGGTGTTCGGGGATAAACTCAAACGCGCTTGTGAATGCGACGACTGACACAGCCTTTATACTCGCTCTCCAGAATAACCCGTCTTACAAGGCCCCCGTTGTCCTCGCGTTGCAGCAGACAAAGGCGTTTCTTGCGGGGGATGTGACTTATGACGCGCTGATTCTTGAGATCACGAATAGGTTTGGCGGGAAGTACGCAGTCTTCGGAAACCTACTTATCGGGATGCTGGCGGCTGACACGCCTGTTTTTGAGACGCACCTTACTCTGTTTGATGACTACAAGGCAACCATTGTGACTAAGATTGATCGGCTGATTATGCTGGCCGGGGCGGTGTGAAATGAAGGGCATAATGTTGGGACTATTGCTGTTGGTCTGTACCGGGTGTGCCGCACTAAATACGGCGTTATACGTGGCAGATATTTTCACCGAACCGACTCCAATTATTCCGACGTGCGAAAAGGAAACCGTTGGTGTCTCATGGAAAGGCGATATTTGCTTGAAACATACTGATGGAACGTATCGGTGGGTGAAACAGTGATGGTTCAACGTGACAGGTGCCTATATTTCAGACGGGGATACAAATACGTTGTCAAGCGTGATTTCCATATCAAGTTGGACATCATCCCCTACGCGCCTATCGACGTTGACCATATGCGGATGGACATGGACGGCAATGCCGTTATCCTTGCGGGATACCCGTGGAACGGAGCAAGTGGCCCCACGTTCGACACACTTAGCAGCATGATCGGTTCGCTGGTTCATGACTTCATTTATGAACTGATTCGGCTTGGCCTGATTGACCCGAAATACAGGGCCTATGCCGACCAAATGCTACACGACCTCTGCACTGAAGACGGGATGTTTTCATGGCGGGCAGACTATTGGCTGTGGGCGGTTAAGCAATTCGGATCTGGTTCATGCCTTCCAAGCGCAGAACCAAAAGAAGAGGTGGCACCGTGAAAAACTGGAAGACGACGGCAAGTGGTGTTTTATCGGCGGCGGGTGTTATCTGCCAATACTTCGGGATACCCGCAGAGGTTGGAAACGCGATCAGCGTGGTTGGGCTTTTTCTGCTTGGACTGTTCTCTAAGGACAGCAACGTGACGGGCTGGACTGTTACCCAGAACGCAGTCGCTACGGGGCGAGGAAGAGGATAGACCATGAACGTCCAACTGTATTCGGCTCCGGCGATTGAACCAGTTACCAAGGCAGAGCTCGAAACCCATTTGAGGATCAGTTCCGGCACGATTGCTTCTGACATGACGCCCTACACCTGCATTACTTCTGGTAGCCATCCGGTAGTGACCGGATATACTCTGTACGGGGCATGGGTAGAAGTTTTGGGCCGCACCGCAGTAGTCTATCTAACTCCCGTCAATAACGGCGCTGGGGGCACCGTGGACGTGAAGATTCAGGAATGCGACACACAGGGAACGACGCTCATTACAGACCTCACAACGGCTTTCACGCAGGTCACAGAATCCAATGATACGGTGATTCAGGAACTCGCCTATACGGGATCGAAAAAATACATTCGCACGGCAGCGAAGACGCTTGTGAATGCCTGTGAATTTGGAACGTCTGTCATGGTGTGGGAGCCGAACGTAAGCGAAGACTCGACACTATTGGAATTGATTACCAATGGAACGAATCAGGTAGAGAACGATACCAACAAGAAGATCATTCAGCAGGTGTGGGATTACTTCCCTGCACATTGGCCCTGCGGTGATAGAATTAAGATTCCATTCGGGAATTTGAGAAACGATACAGGCAACGAGCCTGTCGTAAAATGGAAAGCGATTGACGGAACCGAGACAACCCTCACAGTAACGACAGACTACATCGTAGAGACTTGCGGTACGCAGTGTGGGTCGATTGTTTTACCTCCATACGGAAGCTGGCCGAGTGGTGAACTTTATCCGTCAAAGCCGATTTCAATACGGTTCACTTGTGGATACGCAACCGCAGCGGAAGTCCCGGTAGCCTTCAAGCAGGCAATAAAACGCCATTGCGCGGACAATTATACCGATAAGGGTGACAAGACAACGGGGCAAACTGTCGTAAAAAGTGACACCTACAATCGACAAGTTAATCTTTGTGGCCGTTTACACGACATGGACTTCATCTAATGAGATTAGGCGACCTAAATCGCACCATGATTTTTCAAGCCCCCTCCGGTTCCCCGGTGACGTGGACCACCGTGTTCTCCTGCAAGGGTGCGTACTGGGGGCTTAACTCAGCCGAGTCCGTAGCGGCGTTAGCAGCGGGGGGGATCATCACCGGAAAGGTGCGGATTCGCTTCCGTCCGATTCAGATCAAGGGGACTTGGCGCATTTTAATCGGCTCCACCGTTTTGAACATCGTCGGTCCCGCTATCAACGTTGGCGGTAGAGGTGAATATCTGGAGATGAAAGTCAAAGAGGTAACGGGGTAATGGCAACAGTCTGGTACGCTGTCAATTCAAGCGTCAATATCGACTCCGCGAATGAGTGGAATGACGCAGCGAACGGCTCTGGGAATTTCCTAACGTGGGCGAATCTTGCCGCTGACGACACACTTCGGGCGAACGGAAAGACGGCCATTGCGATTAACGTAGATTTTACTGCGGCTCAGATTGACACACTAACGAACGGGGGAGGGTTCACAGTAGCCACTGCGCGGACGATCTCGGCAGATATACAGGCCGGGACATCTACCTGCATTACAACATCCGGCAGTGGATATACGTTGACTATCAACGGCGATGTGACGGGATCGGCCACGACAGATAGTGCGATGTGTATTAAAAATCAAGTAAACCCCGGAATTGATATAACTGTCAACGGGACTGTGCGTGGGGGAAGTGGAACTGGAACGTGGTCATATGGGTTGCTTAACAGTTACTCCTGCACAGTCACAGTCACAACTGCAATAGGTGGAAGTGCGGCAAACTCTTATGGAATATATCACAACGGAACAAGCGGAACGGTCAATGTTACAAATGTAACGGGTGGAAGTGCGGCAAACTCTTATGGGGTCTATAGCAATACAAATACGGTCAATGTCACAAATGTAACGGGTGGAAGTGCGGCAACGGCTTATGGGATCATTCTCGCAAGTGCTGGTTATATAAACATATCGGGATCAGTTACGGCAGGATCGGCTACGGGGTGCAACGCTGTTTATTCTTTACACGTCTCCAGTATTGTTACTGTCACTGGAGATATAATTGACAACCAATACGCCGCCGCAATATGCGCAAAAGTCCTAATAATAAATCAAGGGACAACAAACTACTACCGCGTCTATACCGGCGCGACAACCCGCGATATGTATTACGACCTTCCCGATGTTGGAAATGTCACCGAAGACGACACCGTGGCCGGAGCCACTGGAACCTACCACGAGGCGACTGAAGCGGAAGTTCAAAGCGGTGTTCATTTCGGTGCATCATCTGCGTTGACTGGATCGTATGCAGGCGGTGGCGGTGGCCGTCCTGAATTTCGAGGGGGTAACTTATAATGTTCAAATACGCTGAGATTGGCGACACGGTTTACTACTGGTTTGCGGCCAATACGACGACCGGAACGGCGGGTGACGGTGCTACCCCTCTTTACGATGTGAGACTTGCGGGTGCGGCGGCTGGAGCAGCCCCGGTTCAAAGTGGAACCCCTACCCTTCTGACTCACGCCGATTATACGGATGGACTTTTTGAGATTGCGGTTGCAACTGGTGCATTGGCGGCTGGGGAATACGCTGTCTTTTGCACGTTGACTATCTCTACCGTGAACCCCGCTGGATTCTGTGGAAGTTTCAAGCTCAGGACGGCGGGGACGGCGGCGCTGAAGGTGGAACCCGTTGGGGCTATTACCTTGACCTCGCTTACGGTTACGAACGCCTTAACGACCGGCTCAATAGTAAATAATGGTGTCCTGACTCAAACAGGCGCAGTCACGTTATCAAGCACACTTGCAACGGGGGCTGTCACGCTCTCGGCGTTGACCTGTACCAATAATCTGCTTATCAGTGGAACGACAACCCTTACGGGCGCACTTACCGCTACTAACACTGCATGGAACACAGCTACGGGGTTCGCCGTGACCAAAGACGTGACCGATGCCGTGACTTCAATCGAGACTTACGGCGATACTAAATGGCTTACAGCGACCGGCTTTGCCGTGACTAAGGACGTTACCGATTCAACGTCGGCAATCGAAACCTATGGTGACACGAAATGGCTGACCGCTACGGGTTTCAGTAAGGCCGGGGACAAGATGGACTTGGTTGATTCGCCGAACTCCAAAGCGGTGACTATCATTCAAACAGGGCTGTCCACGTTTGACGCTGCTACTGACACGGTAACGGCTGGGAATATGGTTTCGCTCACCGGAATCGCAACAACCAAAGACGTAACGGATGCGGTGACGAGCATTGAGACATACGGGGATATTAATTGGCCTACCGCTAATGTGTCTGGCCTTGCTACCTCAAAAGACCTTGCAACCGTGGACGGGATTGTTGATGACATTAAGGCCGTGACGGTTAAGATCGATACGATGATGGTTCTGGACGGGGCGGTGTATCAGCTTACGGCAAATGCCCTTGAGCTTGCGCCAAGCGGAAGTGGCCTTGACGCTAAGGGTGTGAGGGATGCGATAGGGCTGGCGTCGGCAAATCTCGACACGCAGCTTGCAAGTATTATCAGCACAGGGACTGGCTCGAATACGGTTGTCTATACCCTCAGCACGGGCGACACAACGGATGTTACCGTAGAGGTTTACACCGACGCCACATATTCTACTCTGGTGGCAAAGGGCATCACAGACGCCTTTGGATCGGTCACGTTCCATTTGGATGACGGGACGTACTATCTCATTCGCAAGAAGGCTGGGGCGGACTTTGTGAATCCCGACATTAAGACGGTATCATAATGACGACGAACTGGACAGGAACAGGCGGAACCCCTTCAACGGCAGTCGCTACGCAAGAGATAGCGAATTTGATCCAAGCTATCAAGGACAAGGTAGTGGGGTCTGCTTTCAATGAAGATTTGGGCGGTAGGTTCTATTTCGATCAGGCCGACGACAACGGGGCTCCATACTGCGTGTTCTCGATTATTTCATCCGTCCCCGACAAGACATTTTCCGAGACATGCAGGAACGTCCTGATTCAGTTCTCGATATTCGTTCCGAAGACTCAGGGGCTTGCGGTGATGACAACGGCCTATTCAGATATGCACGCTCTCTTTGATGAATGTAGTCTTTTAATCACAGGCTCTACTTTAGTTGTTATGCGGGAACAAAGCCTCAATACGTTCGTTGAAGAAGGCCAGATGACAGACGGATCAGACTCAATGATTCATTGGGCGGCTGATTACGAAGTAGTGATTGGGCTTAACTAAGAAAGGGAAACATGGAAACCACGGAAAAGAAGTTGTCTGAAATTTCAAGGAAGGACTGGATAGCATTCAGGTGGCAGGAAGCCCCGATGTCGATGGGTGATGACGAAAGGGTTTTCTTTCAGGCAGGACGGCGGACACCTGAAGAGGCGTACCGGGCGATGGAAGAATGGGATATGACGGCGGACGAAAGGGAATGTGAACCGGAAGCGGAGAAAGGAAACGTGCAATAATGGGGACAGCGAAGATATTTTTTAAGGGTACGGAAATTCCGCAAATTGATTCATTCAAGATGAGTGGTTTCGGTGGAAAAGAGGCGTTTGACTTAGCAGAGATTACGGATTTCATCCTTGATTCCGGTTCAGACAATCTTCCGACATTCGGGGGTTCATATGAAGGTGGAATCCATCTTCAACAGTGTCCGGATGAAATCGCACCATGCCTTGTGGAGCTTTTGAAGTCCAAAGACGAGATCAGGAACTACCTTGAAATCGGGTCGGCGGCTGGCGGGTCATGCTTCATCTTCAATCACTTTTTCCCGCTGGAAAAGATCGTCCTGATTGATGACAACAAGCACTGGAAACATCAACTCCGCGCCGAAACCCTGAATGGCATAAACTATCGGGAATTGATTGGCCGGTCGGATGATGAAGCGGTCGTGAAATCAGTTACGGACATGGACACGCTGTTTGATTTGATAGTCGTTGATGGAGATCATAGTTATCAGAGCGTCAAGGTCGATGTGAGCCTTTACCTTCCGTTATTGCGCCCCGGCGGGTTCTTGTTCCTGCATGATACGGTCTATGCCCCGAACGGTGACGGACGAGTGATGCGCGAATTAGTGGCGCAGGGTGACATGGAACTTATTGCTGAATACGTTTCACCTGAAGGGCCAAAATGCGGAATTGGTTTGCTCAGAAAGAAATAAGAAAGGAAAACCATGGAAAGCTTAGGAACGGCATTGCCAAGAGAACAGGCACGAGTAAGGGAAATCTTGGGGCAATATAAGTCCATTGGCCCCGCCGGGGCATTTGGAGCCACCATGATTGAAAGCGCCCTGCAATATACAGATAATGCAATCATTGGCGGAGACCCCGTGGCGATGTTGCGCGCCTATGAAGGGCTAAGGAAGATTACGGACTAAAGAAAGGAATCAAATGAAGGTCGGAATCTGCGCGATAATCAAGGATTGCTACACACCATACTTATTTGAATGGTTGAAGTATCACCGTTCGATAGGGGTGGATTACTTTTTCATTTACGACAATGAAAGTGAAGTCCCTATTGCTGAGATCGTGAAAGACCTTCCCTTTGTGAAGGACATTCACGTTGAAATCATTACGGGCCAGATCAAACAAATCCCCGCCTATCACAAGTGCCTTGCGGACATCAAAAGTGGTGTCCTTCCCGCCTGTGACCGAGTAGCCTTCATTGACGATGATGAATTTATCGTCTGCGAAAATGGGGACATCAAGGCGACATTGGAAGAGTTCAAAGAATTTTCTGGGCTCGGAATCAGTTGGAGAGTCTTTGGATCGTCGGGGCTTAAAGATAAGACCCCGGATGGCCAACTAACGAAGTTCACACAGCATACTACACCCGACTTCCCGCCGAACCGGCATATCAAGAGCATCGTGAATCCGTTCTTGGCCGAGGGGACAGCCGGGAATCCGCATTCCTTCGTCTATTCTAAAGGCAACTGCGTCAACGTCAATAAGGAAGTGGTTGAAAACGCCTTCACCGAGCCGATCTATAATAAGATTTGGCTGAATCATTACTTCACGAGAAGCCTTGAAGAATGGGAAGAGAAGACGGCACGGGGAAGATCTGACTTGGCCGCTACCAGAAGCCTTTCGGAATTTTACGATGTTGACTTTAACTGTTCGGGAAAGGTGAACAAGATTCATTTGGTCATTCCTTTTTACCGCCAAGAGAATAGGGATAAGCTCATTGAGGCTTACCGGCCAATGAATGTGATCTTGCATCCGATTATGTTTGCGGATGAGGTTCAGGATTTTAGTCGGGGAGGTTATCAGATAGAACCTATAATTATTGAAATGGAATCCTCCCAATGCGCAGCGGAAAGAATTGAATGCTACAAGCGGAACTTTTTCATTAAGTTCAGCAACATTATTGACGATGATTACTATGTCACCGTTGACGATGACGATATGTACGAGCCGAACGTCTTTGATGAGATTCGGAAGATGAACGACGACATTGTAATTATCTCCATGAAGAGAGGCTATCAGATACCTAAAGGCATAGTCCCTGAGCGGATGTACCGAACATCAACCCTTATCGCACATCCGGACAATGTCGAGATAACCAAAATCTCCGGCCAGCAGTCTTTTGTGAAGGGGAAGATTTTCAAAGAACATACTTTCAATGAAAACTTTATGGCATGGGATGGTGAAATGGCGGTTCACCACAAAGAATCGGGTGAACAAATCGCTTACAGACCCGACCTGTTCGCGCTGTTCAATTACCTTGAACCGGGAAGATGGGAGAAATCTAAGGTTGCCTTTGGGGTGATGGTAAATGATCCACAGAGACTCGATATGGTCTTCAGCAGATCTCATCTTGAAGGGCAGGCCTACTTAGTCAAGGAGCCCGAATCGGCTACTAAGGGACTCAATAAACTTCTCGATATGATGGAAGCGGACGGGGCAGAAGTGGGCGTCTTGTGTCACCAGGACATGTTTTTTCGCAGTGGGTGGGTGGATCAGCTTCAAAACCAGATTAAGTTGCTCCCGGAAAGTTGGGTGGTTTGTGGGCCGATTGGTAAGGACATGGAGGGTAGGGTTTGCGGGAAGTTTCACGACATGAGAATCCCGGATGTCTTCAATACGTCCGACATTCACACCTTCCCGCATCCGGCGAGTTGCTTTGATGAATGCTGCATCATCGTCAATATGAAAAAGAAGTTCCGGTTTGACGAGGAAATGAAAAACTTCGACCTATACGGTACGCTTTGCGTCCTCCAGGCATGGGCGCAAGGGGGAACAGCGTGGATCATTGATGCTTTTTGTGAGCATTTTATCACGCGCAGCTTCCAATGGTTCCCCTCGGAAGAGTTCCAGAAAAACTACAAGTGGCTTTACGATAAATATCACCACTTAGGACGAGTTGATTCAACGGCAATAGGCACAGTTAAGGAGGACGAAGCGGCGTAATTAAAAATCGGGGTTCCCCGGCGGACTGATCATCCAATGGGGGCGTAAGAGTATTTAATGGCAGGCCGGATAGGGCTATCCCTCTATCTGCGCCTGCCATTTTTTATTGCCCCGACCAAACAAACAACCATGTAGCTACATAGGAGGAAAGGGAAATGAAGAAAACTGGCGTAGGCGGAAAGGTGATGTACGGCAGCATCGTGGTTGCCGAACAGGTGGCGTGGTCGATGAGCGGGTTTAGTCAACCGCTAACTTCGGCCCCTACTGCGTTTGGTGACACGGGGGTTAAGACTTACGAAATCGCGGAGCTTGGTGAAGGCGGGACTATTGAGTTCAACGGGACTTACGATCCTTCGGATGCAAGTGGGCAGTTGGCCCTCGATTCTTGCGCCGAAGTAGGACACCACCTGACGAATCTCTATTTCTACTTCGCTCCCGCTACCTACTGGGCGGTGGGTTCGGGCGGATACATCATCCTGACGAAAGCGAAGGCTCCGAACGTGACGAGAAGCGGCTATCCGACCATCGCATACTCTGGACAGGTTTCCACGGCGGCGATGGCTCAGACCGGAACCGGGTCTTAATTGCACGAATTGAGTTAATTCCTGAAAACACGGCTCCTGTGCAATACCGCACGGGAGCCCTAACCGCCCTTGATTTGGCAGAAAGGTTTTAGAATGAGCTTCGATATTGAAAAGATTGGTAGTGGGGAATGGTTTCCGTTTATGGATTCCAAGATCGGTGAAAATGGTGAAGTTGAATGGCTTCCAGTTGATCCAGAATGTGACGAAAAGGTCTGTTTCAGACAGTTGGGTCCGGATAGATACCGCGAGATCCACGACAAGTACAAGGGCAAAAAGACAAACATCCCAGTCCAAAACCCAACATCAAGAGGGATGGAGGTCGTTCCGCAATATGAGCAGACCCCGGCACAGGAAAAAGCGGAACGGATGGCATTTTGGGATGAGCAGATTGTTGACTGGAACATCACGACCCCGGACGGGAAACCTATCCCCTGCACGGCTGAAACGAAATACAAACTCATTACCGGAGAATCGAGATTCCTCCGTTATGCTAATAAGTGCATTCAGTTGATGTCCGGCACAAAGACAGACGAGGACAAAGAAAAAACAAAAAACTTATCGACTACGTCGAGTTTGTCGATGAATGCAAACCCGGCGTAGAGGGTGGAGCTTGCGACTTTTGCCAACGCAAGAGCGCAGAAAGGACACCTCCCGGAGAGCCGGTCGTCGTTAGGAACGCTAAGGGCGAACTGTGCGAATCCTGCCGGGTGGAACTGGTGGCAGAGAATAGAGATGCCAAGGACATATATTTCAGGGTCCGGCATCAAACAATAGACGCGTTGCATATCGAATCAACAATGGGTGGATCGGTTGCGTACAGCAAGCCAAAAGACATCAACCATCTTGCGGTGTGGGCGATGATCGACGCTTACGGGATCAAAGATAGGTTGGGTACGTTCGATAAGATCGTAAGAGTTTGGCACGAGATCAGGGCGAACGAAGAGGATTGAGCGGTGGCCGTTAAATTTGAACTCGATTTGTCGAAATATGACGCTGAGTTTTTTAATGACGCTCTTGATCGGGTCGAATCCGCCGCTGATGTTATCCGGAATAGGGCGAAGGTGAAACTGAAGGCCAGCATTGCTGCTGCGGCTAAAGGTGGAAGTTCTCTTGCCGGTGAACGGTGGAAGGAACACGGGCCATACAAGACAGGCAACACGGCATCATGGACGGCTCGGTATCACAAAGAAATGGTGAACACCATAAGGACCGTTCGATCACACAATCCGGCAGTAAAAAATATATGGGTGATGGCGGGTGCGGATGATCCGTGGTGGGCAATCCAGCTGGAATACGGACATGGCGGATGGAAGGGCGGAGCGAAACCGTTCTTCCGTCCAGCCATAAACGAGTCTCTTGGAGAAGTTGCCTCTATTTGTGAAAACGGCGGTGGGCCGAGAGGAGCTAAATAATGGCAGCGAAACCTGTCGGAAAAATGGTCGTGTCTCTTGATTTGGAGACTGCCGCTTATACCAAGGCTCAAAAAAAGATACTCTCCGAATCAAAGGAAGCCGCAAATACCATTAATGGTAACTTCCAGCGGCTGGGAGTTACTTCTGATGAAATATACACCGCAATGGCAACGCGGGCAGAATTAGCTTTTCGCAAGATTGGCCTCTCCGCGAAAGCGTCACTTGCGGAAGTCGAAAGATCATACGCAGCGATGGTTGTTACGACTAACACCGCGAAACAGCAGATGGCCAATAACCCGCTTTTTACATCGTTGGGCATCCGTTCTATCGCTGCGATTGAAGCGCAGAAAGCAGCGGTAATTGCTACATTTGAAGCTATAAAGACTATCGGTTTTAAAAACGATCAGGAACGTATTAATGCCACACGTGCTTACAATGCCAAGCTCAAAGAGTTGAACAAGGAAATGACCGGCGACCATGAGATGTCTATGGCGTCGATGACAAGGGCGGTGCTGAGGTTCTATGCGGCGTGGTACGTTGCGTCTGCTGGTGTGGGCGTTATTAAGAATTTATTCATGGGCGGCGTACAGTCCATAGACGACATGAAAACAAACGTTATTGCGGTAGCTGCTCAAATCACGTCGATGCAGGGGACGACGGGGAATGTAGCAGAGAACTATCGAAAGAACGTGGAGTATGCAAAAGCGTTAGTTCCTATATTGATGCAGGTCGATGCTGTTTCTTTCGCTAATTTCCAGCAAATCAGTTTGATGAATAGAGCCGCTGTTAATCATGGTGTCATACTCAATACCAACAACAAAAAGCAAATAGAGGGATTCACTGCCGTAACGAATGCGGTTACCCTTTTGACCACAGGACAGAACAAGGAAATCCAAGCGTCACAGGAAATCAACGCCCTTGTTACCGGAAGAATTAGATCGACCGACATGGTGGCAATGTCCATTGACGGAATTATTAAAAACGAAGGTAAATATAAGGGCGGACTTGAGGAAATTGTCAAACTTAGCAAGGAGCATAATGACCTATGGGAACGTCTTGCACCCTATATGGTTGGTATCACGGCTGCATCTGCCGATATTAGTACGACGTGGCAGGCCGTCAGTGCTTCAATGGAAACCACATGGGGGATTCTGCAACGCGGATTGTTTAAGAGTTTCTATAAAGAATTGACACAAGACGGGGCCGAAGCCAACAAGTGGCTCAAGAAGAACGCAGACGACATAGTTAAATCCGTTGAAACCATAGCGAACGGAATCAAATACTCGCTTGAGATGGCCGCAGGTTTTGCTGCCGTAGTTGCGCTAACGGCGGCGTGGACCGCACTTTCGGCGGCGTGGGCGGCGGGAACCCTTATCTTAAAACTTAATTCAGCCGCATTGACGGCGTGGAATTATATCGTGGGTGGTCCGTCCGTTCTTGCCGTCAAGACATTAGGCGCGGCAATGAAAGCGGCTGCGGGCGTGGCGGTGGCTTTTTTTGCTGGTTGGGAAATAGGCACGCTTCTGAACAAGTTTGAATCCGTCCGTAAGTTCGGCGTGGATATGGTCTATGGAATAATGGACTACTGGGCCTTATTTGTTAAGGGGGTTAAGCAGGATTGGGAACTCATTGCCTATATCGCAAAAATGGCAAAGGCCACATTCACGAAAGAAAAATATGCGGACGTTACGGCTGAGTTTACGGCGAGAGTTACAGCTATCCAAACTCAGTACGACAAGGAAAAGGCCGTTCGTGACCAGTATCACAAGGACCAGTTAAAGGATGTAACGGATCAGGCAATTAGAGAAGCTAAGGCAAAAGCAGATGCGACAAAAAATACCGCGCCTCCCCCACCTCCGGGCGGGAACCCACCGCCGGACGAGGTGAAGGATTCCGTCAAAGACCACATGGAAATCCTCCGCGCAAAAATGCAGGCGGATAAGGCTTATTACGATGAAGTCGTAAAGAGCGCAGAACAAGCCGCAAAGTTATCTCAACGCGCCGGACAGGACGAATATAAGACAATTCAGACGCTTTATGACGCCAAGAGATCTGCGTTGCTGAGATACCGTATTGTCGAGATCGAAAACGCAGAAGCACAGGTAAAGTTAGAATCAGATGCGGCTAAAATCTCAAAGGATGGAGTCGCCAAGCGATATGATGAGGAGGCGGTTCTTTCTGCAAAGATACAAAAGATCAACGCGACAACCATCAAAGGAATTAACGAGAACGAAGGATCGCGCGCCATAGCCGTCGAGGACGCAAATCAGAAGACTTTGGCGACAATGGCAAATCTCTATAAGACCATCGGTGATTACTCAAAAGCATCTCTCGACACCCAAATAGAACAAATCAAAGAAAAGTATAAAAACGATGGGCGGTACGCGAAAGCCACGGCAGAGCAACGTATCGTTCTTGAAAAGGCGATGGCTACGGAGATTTTCAATCTCCGCAATGAGGCCGAGCGAAAAGTTTACGACATGCAACTCTCCTACTTGCGGGACATGGGGCAGGAATACTCGGATACCTATCGGGAAATAGCCATCCTGAAGATTAAGAACGAAGCTGACGCTCTGGAAAGAGAATTTCAAAATGCGGCGGGTGGTGGTGGGCAGACGCAGGCCCAGCAGGATCAGTTAAGGGCAGAACAGGACTTAACCCTAAGCCTATTAACGGAATGGGAAGAACGGCTCATAGCTTATGCAAACTACCTATCCGCAATGGGAGATAAGGAAGGAAACAAAAAAGCAGCAGACGCCGCCACGGAAATGTCGCGCAAGAAGATTGAACTTCAGGATAGAGTTACGCAGCACGCGCTTGCGGCGCAACAGAAGATATTCGATAAAACAGAGTATATTAACAAGAAAATATTAGACTCCGATACGAAGGCTTTTATAGAAAGAAACGAGAAGATTAGTACCGGAATTCAGTCTATGGAGACCGCCTTTACCGCCATTAGCAGCATGTATGCCGAGGGTTCGTCTGAACACGAGAAATGGACAGAAGCGGCGAAGGCGATGATGGTCGCACAGAAAGCAATCGCCGTAGTGAATGCGGTTGCGGCTGTTGCGGCAGCTTCGGCGGCTCCGTTCCCGGCTGGATTTGTTGCCGGTGCGGCGATGCTGGCTTCTATGGTGTCGCTGTTGGGCTCTATCGGTACATCTATCGGCGGTGGTGGAGAATCTATTTCTGCATCCTCCGCGGCCTACGGTCAAAGCACGACCGTCCTTGGCGGTGCAAACGGTCAGGCATCCGAGTCGATCACGAAGTCATGGGAGTTGATGCAGGACACCTATGACATGGAATACCGGGAACTGTCGGGCATCTACGATCAGATGAAAAACTTGAACCAGAACATCACGGGGCTGGTTAATTCGATTATCAGGACGGGCGGGGTAAGTGTCGCTGGTGTTACAGTCGGAGATAGTATCGGTTTTGCCGAAAAGAATGCCCGAAGCTACATCAACGATGACTTGGGGATTTTATCCAAATTCGGTAACTTTGCTAACCAACCAGTGGTGGATATTGTCAATGCTATTTTCGGTGGAGGCTCAAAGTCGTGGGCATCAAATACGGGCATCAATACAGGGGCTACTTCAATATCGGATCTTATTTCCGGAAAAGGTGTTGGTGCACAGGCATACACTACGGTAACCACTGAACATGATGGCGGCTGGTTCTCTGATAATTGGACTTCGCGTGAAACTATTTACGGAAAACTCGACAGGAACGTCACCGAGATGATGGACAAGGTGTTCACCAATATGGGGCAGACCATTGTTTCGTTGGCTGAGGGGTTGGGAACAGATATTAATGCGGCCCTGAGTTATACCTTTGCCACTGAATGGATTGACCTTCAAGGACTGGACGCCGACGGAATTAGCAAGAAACTTAATGAGGTATTTTCGGCCATCGGAGATAACGCCGTAGAGGCCCTCTTTGGTGAGGTACTTCGCGGCTATCAAGAGATCGGCGAAGGTCTCATGGAGACGGCTACCAGACTCCTGATTGACAAGGCCGTTGTCATTGACACGCTAACCATGACGGGTCAAGCGTTTGTGGGCACCATCCCCCAAGTCATTGCGTTTTCCGAAGCCCTGATCAAGATGGCTGGGGATCTTGAAACACTTAGAGGCTACGCCGAAACCTATTACGATAAGTTTTATTCAGACACCGAAAAACAGGCCGGGATTCAGAAACACCTTACCGATGTCATGGCGATGATGAACCTTGTTCTTCCTGAGACTCGCGCAGGATACCGTGACCTCGTTGAAGCAATCGACATGACCAAAGAGTCCGGTCAAGAGGCTTATGTAACCCTTCTTCAGGCATCCGAGATGGCCGATGAATACTACACTGCCCTTGAAGAGGCTACCGGTGCGAATCAGGACTTCGTTGATTCGCTGAAGGACATCACTACGACCATCAAAGAATGGTTGGATAACTTAAGCCTGTCTAATCTGGCCCCGGTTCAATCGGCGGCTGAGTGGAATCGGCAATACATGGCACAGAAAGCTACGGCTTCGGGTGCTAACGCGACCACTGAAAATGTATCCGACTACTTGAACTTTGCTACCAAGTATCTTGAGTTTCAGAAGGCATACGGTACTACCCAGAGCTACCAAGCTATTTACGATGCGGTTGTGAGTGATGTTACCGGAGTGGGTGCGGGGAAGAATGCGGCTCTCGACATCGCCCAAAAGCAACTTGACGCTCTCAATGTCATTGCGGCGAACACGGCTGTATCGGATGCGTATGCGGCACAGATGGCCCCCTACAATGCGGCTATTAAGGCGAATCAGGTTGCCCTCACGACGATCTACAAGGACTTCTTGAAGGAGAATCCGGCAGACCAATGGGCAACGAGCGCTACCGGAAAGGCGGCATGGGCGGCGTACACTACGGCTAACTCTGCGGCGCAGTCACTACTAAACAGCATCTTCATCCTGCCTCCGGAGGTACACGATGTTGGTGGATTTACAAATGGTTTGGAAGTGGTCGGTGGAAAAGGCACAGAGTTGATTGTTCCGACCTACAACCCACAGAACAAATCCTTCCTGAAAACTGTTGGCGCTGATCCGGAAACTCTCGGTGCGGCGATAGGCAAGTACCTTCAGTCTTCAAACGGCGGGTCCGGCGAAGCGACTATCCACAACCACATCTACATTGACGGAAAAGAAATCAGGTACGTTGTGACAAGAGGATTTAAGACGGATGAAGATATGATTGCATCTGCACGTAAGGCGGTGAACTAATGGCGTTTGAAATCTACGACTTCGTTGATGTTGTGACGGCGGATTATGACTACACCCTTACCATTAAAGCGCAAGGCAAGGTCAAGGAAAGCGGTGGTTCTAATCAGGTTGTTAATCGGGCCGATAACAACAGCCGGGAAACCATCACACTATCGGACAAGTTGTTTTATATCGAATTTAATCTGAACCAAGTCACGGCCACAGAATCCGGAACGATGATGGATTTGTATTTCGATGAAGCTAAGGCCCATGAAAAAGCACGTTCGTTTAAGTGGGCGGCTCACGATGGACACACTTATGTTGTTTACTTCGATTGCACATTTACGCGGGATGGAAACGCTGTAACGAGGTGGGGGCATCCGGGGATTAGATTTGAAGTAAAGGGGAAGATCGCAGATGCTTAGTAATCTCACAGCCGTCCAGCAAGCCCTTGTAGCCAGCGAAAGCAAGACCGTCAAGATGGCTTATACCATCAATGACAATCAAGGTCTCACATATTACTACAACTGTGCGAATACGGTTTCTAACGGGTACTTCGATTCAGGTACGACCGGATGGGAGGCGACGAACTGCACCGTTGCATCCGTGGGTGGAGAGCTTGTTATCACCCGCAACGGCGGTGCGTTTCAGGATGTGGCACAAACCGTTACCGGGAAACTAAGCACTTTTGTAGCGACGACATACAGGGTTTCCGTTAAGGTGAAATCCGGAACTTCTGGAAATGAAGCGTTTACGGTTGTAGTTGATGACGGGGGTACTGGTGCGACAATTACCGGAACCTCCACAGCAACCAAAACGAGGCATACCGCGACGTTCGTTGCCGCGACTGCTGACTATACAATCACCGTTACTAAAAATTCAGCTACCGCCGGGACGATGAAGTTTGACGATATCGAAGTGACCCCCGTTGACAGTGTTGTGTTGACAGACCGTTCCGGGGTGACTCTCAGGAAGAACTCCGCGGAGTCCGGATTGATCGTACCATCGGATATCTCGTTTTCGATTTCAAATAAGAATAACACCCTTGTTGCGTCTGATTTCCTTGGTCAGGGTGGCCTTGTCCTCGTTGAATGCTTCATGTCGAATGCTACGTATGGCGAAACTAAAATCTGCGGTTGGAAATTCAGGATAACGTCTGCAAGCCCAACCTACCAGAGCATTGCAATCGAAGCCGAAGATTTCATGCAAGCCTATCTGAAGGGTGATTGTCCAAACAAGCTGATGCCCGAAGACATCTTTCCGTCGAGCCGGACGTATTCAAACACGGGAACCTGTATTCCTGTTACGTTCGGGACGGCTTTTATTCCTCTGAGGGATGTTTACATTAATGGAGCGGTTTCCATCACATCTTCTGGGGTTGCCGCCGTCGCGTCGGTGAATGGGTCGCGGTGCAAATTCACGGATACCGGCAACGGTTTGGGCGTGATTGAACAAGGGCAACTCGTTACAGTCTCTGGACGGACCAACCCGGCCAATAATGGTGTGTTCACGGTCCTGTCTGTTGAAGCGGGACAGATCGAGATTGACGAAACGACTCTTGTAGATGAAGGAACGGGTGATTCTACTACCATCTCACACGGTAGTGCCTATGTGATGCTGGGATCTCCCGACAACACATACGTCATTACTGAGGTTCAGTCACCGCGCTCTTTGGGGGTGAAGTCTTCCTATCTTTCGAGTGCGTACACCTTCAATCAATATACCATCGCCGATAAGGACGCCGTTGATTGGAGGATGTTCCAAGCGATCACTGCGGGGAATCCGGCGACGGCTCCGGGGTACTACTATAACGGGAATGTTACCCTTGACCCCCTTGTTAAGTTCAGTAGCTCAAACACGGCCATAGTAACTAATCCGGCGGATTGTCTCAATTTCACATTGCTTGATTACGGTCTTGAGTCTAACCAAATCGACACGGCTGTTTCTTTTGCGGCGGCTCACATAACCTATGATGGCTGGGCGAGAGAAACCGAAACGGAGTTAATGCCGAATGTTGTCGATAGGGACTTTTCCGGGGCGTCAAATTGGAACAATTCCAGCATTAATTCCTACAACGAAACCGGTGACCTCTCAATCACGGCGAGCGTCAACGGGCAATATTGCTACCTAACACAGAACAACGCCCCGACCGTTATCGGTCATACGTACAAGCTCACAACTTCCGTGGTCAACCTTGTCGGAACGTGGGTCATAATGGACTTCACGGGAACGCAGACCTTGGCCACCATTATCACGGGTGGCGACGCGCAGGAGTTCATCTTTGTTGCGGACACCACGGGAGGTTTCAGAATCGTCGCCGGTGCCAGCAATTCAAGCGCGAATTTTGACGATTTCAGCCTGAAAGAAACCGGCCTTGCCTATAATGGTGGGTTTTGGAGCTACAAGACCCGCGAAAAGGCCCTTGCGGATCTACTCGTGCAATGCCATTCCTGTCTGGACATTGGTGAAACAATCGGCCTTAGAGTCCTGTCTAAGGCTTCACAGGCTACCTTTACGGGTGCAGAGGTTTTGCGTAAATCAGATCAGGGCAAGGGGACATTTACCTACACCCCGATAGTCAACACAGACTTGACGGACAGCGTGAACGTAGCTTGGCAGAAGTCTGGGGAACCGCAGGATTCGTTTCTTAAGGTAATCGTAGCTTGTGACGCAGCGGCGACGGTAAAATCAAAGGACGTTTTGGAATGCCAGTTCGTTCAGGACTCTAAGGCCGTTCAGAGAATTGGCAGGCTTTACGGGCAGCGTAAATACGGCAAAATCGCCACAATAGGGCTTACGTCGAAACTTACCCGTCTTGCTCTTCAGCCGGATGATGTTGTGACCATCGATGAACCGAATTACGGCGGGACGTACAATGTCGTGATCGACTCGATGACGATCACGGATACGGAGATAAAGTTTACCGCGACAAGATATTCATGGGCGTTTGATGATTGGGATGACATTGCCCCTTCAACCCTTACCATCCCAACCGATACCACGCCCTACGCTTGGCAACCGACTATCTCCGGCCCGCAGACCGATCAGGACATCGGCAGAAGCGCCTTTGATGTTTGGGGCAAGGAATGGCTCACGGTCGGTCCTCTGGCTAATGGTGGCAAGTTTACCGACATCCAAAAAGCCCTTAATGCGGTCAAGCAGGCCGGTGGTGGGGCGATCTATCTTTTGAACGGTACTTATCAGCAGACGGCTCCGCTTTATGTTCCCGATGTCAATCTGGAGTTTGTGGGGCAGTCGCGGGGCGGGGTGGTTCTGAAGAATCTGGCAGATCAAAATTTGTTTGTTCTTCATAACACAACAAAGATGTTCACGTTCTCGCAATTTTCCCTTGAAAGCCAGAACGTAAATACAAACTCAGTAATTATTTATGTTTATGGTGATTCCGCTTCCCAAAATACATCTACGGTAAGCGTAGAAAATATTTCCGCAACGCTTTCAATAACTGGGGATATTTTGTGTGCTGTCATTTGTGGGGAAAGCGGGACCGTTTCATTATCGAAGAGCCGAATAACGAACGGACGGGCCTTTCTGTCACAACTATACAACGGAGCGATTAGGGTAATAAATAACGATATGTTTGATGGAAATTACTCAACAATCTTGGAAAATGCACAAACAGCGACCGTTTTTGGGAATAACTACGCTGATTGTGAAACACCAATATATATCAATGAGACATCACAGGGAACCACTATTTCGGAAAATACCATTCAGGGCATTATGAGTTCCACGCCCATAGTGATAACATCAACGTCGGGTACTGGGACTGTCAAGGGAGCTATGGTTAGCGGAAACATAATCGAAGCAATCTTATCAAATTACAAGTCGGGAATAATTGCCGCATATTGCATAAGTCCTCAAATAAACAAAAATAGAATCAACATCCAATATGAAAGTGATTGCGCGGGGAGTGGCATTTATATAACAGACACGAATGGGGGCACGTGTTCCGGGAACGGGGTAATTGGAAATGCCGATGATGGGTTTGAGGGAATTAGCATTAATGCATCGTCTTCTGGCAATGTTGTCTCTGGGAACAACATAGACTGCACCAACAATGGGGCAAATGACGTTGGGATTTACATTGCGTCGGGATGTAACAACAATCAGGGCGGGGATAATATAACATCCAACGCAGGAACGGGAATATATAACAATGGCACCGGCAACAACGTCACCGGGAAGGACATCTAATGGCACACTGCGCGATATACGTAAAAGGCTCAGACGAGATAAGATACTTCATTCGGGACTGTGTTCAAATCGGGAGAGACTTCAAGGGCTCCAACGGCTCCGTTACGGGTGTCAAAGAACGCCTCTTTGACGTTGTGTGGACTGACGACGATGTAAGTGTCGCCTTGGCAGAAGAAAAGGCCGTGGAGGGCAACGTCGATAGAAAAAGTCACCAAAAGGAAATACTATTCACCCGTAAAGTATCCGAACTTACCCCAGCGAGGGTTTATCAGGGGAAAGTCGTCTCAAGTCGGGATGACGTGAACGCCGTTACGAGGAACTTGATCGCTAAGATCTACTCCCCGACCGACGAAATCAAGATCCTACGGGAGTTTATCGCCACCGGGAAAGACGACGAATTGAAAGCATATCAATCTGCTGTTGAGGGACTCGTAAAGGCTGGCCGGGAGTTCAAGGAGAAGGAGTTCAGGTAGAACAACACCCGCCACGCCTCTGACTAAGTGGGTCACAGTATCATCCCGGACGTTCCGGCCCCACAAAGCAAGCGCACCCCGGCGGGTTACTTTATAACCTCTATCCGCACCTTGACGACCCTCATTGGCAAATCCGGATAATGGGATTTCGTTATCTTTACAGCCTCCCTGATTTTTCTCCGCGAGTCTGTCAATACCGGACCATTAAAGTCCCTAAGAAGCGTCCCGTCTTTGCATTCTATTCCCCACGCTATTTCCATCATCACTCCTCCATGTTCAATTACATCCAGCAACGCCGACACGTCACGCATCTTGATCGCAGGCCACCCGTCTGGTGCGTGATCCTGTTCGAGTAGGCGGAGTCTGGATACTAACTCGCTAATGGATTCTTTCATTCCTTACCTCTCCTCCACTCCACCACCAGCCGGATGAAGGTGTGCGGGTCGGTTAGCCATTCTGTAAACCAGCTTTCCGCATCACAGGAGCTTGGCATCTGAAGGGTGTCATCGTTCATCCAGACATCGTGGGCATATATAATGAACTTATACCACTCTGCCCGCTTCACGATCTCGTTGCGGAGGGCAGCAGCGATAAGAGCTTGCCTTTCATCTTCGCTTAGTAGGACACGCTGAAATAACATGGAAAATAGCAAGTCGTTCCCCATATATTTTTCAAGCATCTTCCGGTCGAATTCTGTCATGGCGTTACCTCCATATAAGTAATGATACCATTCCGAAAACAGCCCCTATTGCCATTACAATATATTGCTGTCTGTAAAAGAAGTTCCTCTTTTCATCCAATATATGCCCAACCGCAACCCACGCCGTTAGCCAAAGTATAAGCAAAGCAATCTCCTTCATCTCCCCTCCTGCGCGGCCTTGATTGCCGCTTTGATTATCTTGATTTCACATTTACAACTATCAAGAGATACGCTTCCGTTTTGATGCCACATTTCCGACGGAAGAACGCTAACGCACTCAAAGCGATGAGTCATTCTCGGGAGAGCTTTCTCTAATTCCTCCTGCAGCCCGTCCGCCCTCCCGTGGGCTTCCTTAAATTTACTATACATTCTATCGAAGTCTTTGTGCTGATTCTCAATCTTCTCGTTGGCGGCGGCGAGTTTCGCTTTGAAGTCTTCGATTTCATGCTCGTACATTTCTACTAATGCGTCCATCACTCCCTCCTCAGCCATTTCAGCGCGGCCTTTGCGAGTGCGCCGGGTTCAAGTATATAGTCGTGTCTGATATAAAACATTTGACAGGTGCCCCTTCGTGAGCCCAAAATCCGATCCTTTTCGAGAACTCCGGCCAATCCTCCCTCCCCATCATCACCCTCAGCAACGCTACCGGGTCGGAGTGGTAGTCGGGGTTTGGATGCTTGGCCGGGCAATCCTCATTGTCGCAGTGGGCACAGTCAAGATCAAGCGACACAGTGCATATAACTTCCCTTGTCTCGTTCCACTTTCCGCCCGACCTCTCCACAATCTCCCGGTTGACCTCGCCGGGAGTCATCTGGTCGATGGACTTGTGGTTCAACTTTTGCTTCTGTTCATCCTCAGTATCGGCCAGTCCATACTGACAATCTCGTGGATCGATTTCTCTCATACTCCCTCCTGTTGGCACAAAGCCTTGAGAATGGCGAGGTGAGGTAAGCACCATTCTGTCGAAAATCCCGACAGCCGCCTGTCTGTCATCCCGAAGATATACCAATCACCATCATTAGGGGTATGTGTTGAGAATAAATCCCAATCCACCATCCCCCACAGCCCTCTCTCCGGGTTGCGGTCGTCTATCGTGGCGGGGTAGCGGAGAGGAGTGCGTGATCCATTGATGCGCCCAATATTTATAAACTCAGCATCAATAACTATTCCAGGTTCACATCCATCATCAATTCCCCAGTCTCCATCCAACCATGCTTTCATCCTTTTCTCAAAGAACGGCTGCAACCTCTTTAGTAAATCAAGTTCTTCATCGGTGATCTTCACGGCTTCCTCCTATCGGACACGATACCCGCTTGCGTTTGCCGCCTTATATGCTTGCAATTCCGAATCAAGAAATCCCCCTATCCGCTCCTTTGTATCATCCGCCAATGCTACCCAATACCCGGTCCTGTCCTTATACACACAAGCTGTTTTCGTTGCTGTTTTCGTTGTAGTGCTCATCCCTTCCCCTCCCTCCCTTCGAGCCAGATTTTCAGGTCGATGGCCGCGTCGGCTGGGTTGGTGCTGCGATAGCTTATAGAGAACTGCGACATATCCCAATCGAAATAGCCGACGATCGTTTCTTGGTCATGCTTCTCGCATACAAGAGTTGTGCAAACGCCATGACTATCCGGCAACTCCCTCCACACCTCAGCGAGAGACGGGGCGGGAATGCGGTGCAGGCATTTCATAACACCTGACTCATCTCTTGAGAGTATCCATCTTTCTCTCTCTTGGTTCATTTCAGGAATTAGATACCAATGTGCTTCCGTCTCCATCACAATCCCAGCCTTTTGCAGCCTCTCGGCGGCTGGACGGGTGCAGTAGTTAAGTTCGTTCATGATGCCTCCTACATAAAACTCAGATGAACTATCATAAAAGTGCAACACACCATTCCAAGAGCGAGAATAGTGACAGTGATGAATGATAGCCTATATAGAGCATCAACCAATTTCTGAATTGCCTCATGGTGTCTGTCGTAGAAATAGAATAGTGCGTTCATGCTCCCCACCTCCATACCACTGCCAAAACAATCAAGACCGCCACCGTAACCAGCCAGTAGATTAGCCCGTAGTACCATAGACGGGGACGGAAGATGACGAGTGATGCGTCATTCAGATCAACGGGCATCCAAGCGTGATCGTCCTCTGACCAGCGTAGCAATAAATCAATACCAGTGTTGAAGTGATGTACAGAGATAACCCCCGGAGCGTATTTCGCCCCCATCCCCCACGGTGCTTCTCGTTCATTCAGCGGCATCAGATTCCTCCCTGAAGTGGATCTCAGAAACGTCGAGAGCATTGACTGTCGCTATCAATTTTCCGTTTCTCGTAATCTCAATAAATGGTTCGGAGTTGTCAGCATAGAATCCGTAGGGCATTCCTATAAACGTCTCTCCGTCTTTGGGTTTGATATAGCCGTATCCTTCGCCACAACGGTCTATCGGTAGGTATTCGCTGATCTTCAATCTCTTATTTCCGTGTATCATCTTCGGCCTCCCTCTCCCCGTATTCCTCAGTCATTGCAAGGATTCCATCTGGATCGCTATCGATCTCCTTCTTCCCGCTGAGTGCAGTTTCTTCCAGCCCTTTCAATGTCATTTTTCTTCTCTTTATCGCCTCGAAAAAGTCTGGATACCGTTTAACGATGTCTCTCATATTAACCGACACCTTCTTATTGCTTATGAGTTCGGCTTGAATTGACAGCGCAGTTTGAATTGATACATACCCATTATGTACTTCAATAGACTCGTCATGTCTTTTGAACCAATCTCGATAAGCAAGCAGTTCATCACCTAACATTTTACCGTTCAGGGTTAGTTGATTTATATCCTCAAGCAGCCTATCCCGCTCGGCGGTCAGCACGACAATCTGCTGATACAGTCCAAGCGCCGCCGCATTGTTCTCGATCTCGTTGGCCACTAAGATGGCGATTCTTTCGTCTTTCTCTCTATTAGCCTTCTCAAGGGCGGCGATCTTATTCCCCTTCTCTATTCCGTCGTCGTAAAGCAGGTTCGACTCCGCTACCAACCTCGCCACCGCCTTCTATTAATTTTCTAAGATCCGCCATGAACGACCTTCCGCAAGTATCACAAACAGAAGGTTCCTTTTTCCTCTGATATTTACGATTACATTCTTTGCAGGCATAGTGTAGACCATCTTTTCTACTCTTGTCTCTATAAAACTCAGACAGAGGTTTTTTTGTTTTGCACATGGAGCATTCTTTCTCTGCTCCAGTAGGGACTATGGCATTTGGGGCAGACGTTGACTTTTGGCTTTCTTGCAATCCATTCATGAAGGCACCTCTTACAATGTAGTTTTGTTATCTTGATTTCCATGCCTTCTCACTTACCATGATAATATGATTATGGTCAAGCCTTTTCTTTTTGAAAGCCGGACATCCGATCCTTCCTTATCGAGATCTCCACCATGCAACGCCGATCATTAAGGCCAACGCACATATTGACAGAAATGTTCTCCATTCGGAGCATGGCGTCCAGTCTATGGTCATTTCGCCCTCTCTAATTTAACGAGGTCGCACATCTCCAACAAAAGTCCATTTTGCAAATCATCGAAAATGATTTCCTTGTCTGTGTCCCAATACGCTTCCACCGTTTCGGGGTCTGTAATTTCAAGCACGATGATGATCTTTTTCATACCTTCTCCAATTCGTATCTCCATACCCACTGATTCAAAGCGCAACTTCCGGGGTGGCGGGAGTTCCAATCATACCGAAACTCGTCTTTTTCGTTTGCCAGCATTGTATCCCCGCACGGATTCCCGTTACGATAAATTTCATCTCGGCGCGTATTGTGTGGCTTGTTCCCGTCTTGATATATAAGCCAAGAGCAATCGAACCCCATCAGCTTCGCCTCATCTTCCGTGATCTCCCTTACCCTCTTCGCCGTCACGGACACTCTGACCTTGAAGCGGCTGGCCCACTCCGGCATGGTGACGGCTCGATATTTCAACCAATCTCTTACGGGACGCCAGTGACAGGAAAGGTCGGGCATTTCGTCGAATACCCTGACAGCTTGGTCCGATTCGTACCTTATCCTTCCCCCATATTCACGGCCATGTGCGATAACCGAAAAATCTTCCCCGATGAACACGACCTCGCCGGGGCGGTAGGGAGCTTTGAACGTGCGCGGAGAATCCATCCGGTTATCAGGAAGCCAATATGCCCACTCTTCCTACTTATTGTATCTATCGCAATAGATACCGGGATCGTTTGAAATCGGTTGATCCTTGCACCTCACCACATGCAGGCTCTTCCGTCCCGCGATGAAGGCGGCCATGTCTAAATCTGATAAAGGCAGGCGTTTCATGGGGTCACAACTTTCCTTCTCACGGTTATTTTCGTTCCCTTGTCGATAGGGATACTGTATTGGGTTGTATTGCAATCAATGGCGATCTTCTCCAGCGCAAGCGCGGCGGCCATGCCCACGATTCCGTTGAATCCAACGCCGTCGTGCAACTTTGTCGCGAGATTGCGAACGCCACGCGCAATGGTTGCATCGCTCCATTCAAGGAACGTCGGCGCGGCCAGCTCTTCCGGTGTCAATGTCTTGTCGAAGTCATCTATCATCTCCCCATCCTTTCAATCTCCCTCATAAGGGCAAGGTGAGCCTCATAGCAAACGCTGAAGATGGTAAGCATCTCCGGGGTCTGTTGGTCTGGCTGAATTACTTCCCGCCGTAAGCTACCGTCCGTCCTGTCCTGCACAATTACATATATTGGGGCGTTCGCCCATCCGGGGCCGCTGCATCGTTCGGGGTAGGCCGTTACGATGTAATCTGTCGCCTTCAGGTTCAGCTGGTTCTTGCGCGGCTTCATGGGGTCTCCTTACTCGGATTTTCGGGTATTCCTTGAATGTGCAGAAATAACGAGCGATGTCCGTGTTCTCTCGCGTAGCGTTGCACCCACATCCAAAGTGAATCAACATTGCCCTTTGTTTGCGCGGCTACGTTAGCCATTTTGATAGCAAGGCCGGTGTTCTCTTGCATATATGCGGTTCGTCCGGTTTCTCCCGGCTCCCATTCCACGACAGCAAGAAATGATAGCCCGTGATCGTGGGCCTCTTTCGCAATCTCCCGCAGTTTTGGTGCAACATGTTTATCATACCAGCGTTCGCCGTCGTTCATACTAACCTCGTGCCGGTTTTCTCAAGGCGGATTCCCGGCGTCCTGAGTTCATTGTTTTCGTCCTTCTGATTCCACAATCATTGATTCGATGATATTTGCCCCAAAATAGTGCGTCCCGGCGTCAAGCATTCTGTCTTGAACGGCAAGGAACGGCAATCGCTGTTCAATGTATTCCTTTGATTTTCCAGACGCACTCATCCCATTCGTAAATCCTCTTGCGTAGGCTATCGCTTCCGACTCGTTTATTTCGGGGAATTGATCGGAAATTAGTTTTCTACCCATCTTCATGTGATCGTTTCCGCATTCTCGTTTCAACTTGTCATACCAAAATTCTTTTGTTTGCTTCACAATCACTCCTTCCTTTTCTTCCCCCACGCGGGACACTCCTTCCTTTTCTCGCACCTATCGCACACCCTCTTGAACATGAAGCATGGTGTTGACCTCAGAGGGCAGGGGTTCTTGCAGGTGCGCTCGTCTTTCATTTCCATGCCGGACATTTTGTTCCGTCTATTTCTTTCTTTGTGCATTCGTCACATTCTTTAGATGGTATCAATGCTTCCTTTTCGGGGCAGGCGATAAGGTCATCCGGCGGGTTGTCATCTTTCTGCTTCATCCCAAACCGTCCCATAATCTCTTTTGCCTTTCGTTCATCTTTGAGCATCAATCCCTCGTGTTCGTTGATAACGGACACGGCATTTGACATACGCTCAGTCTGCGGGAGCAACTTATAGAGAAGTTTCACGGCAGTCTTTTTGCACATTTCGTCTTCGTGCTCTTTCCATACCGTGTCATATTGGCTCGACTTCCTTGCACGGTCAAGTTTTTCACGGTCAAGAACGATGAATTTCTTTATTCCGTGATGAAGTGTAGCCACTGCGTATGCGGCAATGATTTTACCCTTGTCTTTTGCCGTGTCTCCCATTTTAGGAACGTGACGAAGAACTGGATTCAACCCCATTTCGTAATAGAAGTCGTCTCCCTCAAAAACAGCCGATGCGTCAATGTCATAAACCGAATCCGAATCAACGGCGATCTTGCATAGGCCGCGATAGGAAAAATCAAGACAACATTTTCCCTTACGCGGGACAAGGAATGCCTGTTGAAGTGCCGGATTAAGAGTTGCCCCTGTCAATGCGATGTTGACAACTGCATTCTTGATGCTGTCGGGATTGCAATTTTGCAGCTTATCGTTGCCACGGATTGCCTGCAATGCAAAAACGATTTCCTTATTCCAGGTCTTTTCGTCGGCCACTTGGATGAAGGCGTCTTTCGCCTGCACAGCCATAATCTCAAATCGTGGACGTTGTTCTTTCTTTTCTTCTGCCATTATAGCTCTCCTCCGGCGTAGTTCGGGAGATACAATGTCCGCATCTCCTCATACTTGTAGTTCGGCCAAAAATTATTCTTCCGGCACTCGGCCTCAATCGCAATCAGCCTATGAAATTCCTTTTGTCCGTATTCGATAAACAAGTCCTCCATCGTGAATACCTCTACCCGATACGGCGGGTCTTTCTCTTGACAGATGAAAACAAAGGCATCAACTTTCACGGAGGATACCGCATTGAACCCCTCGATATACATTCCGGCTTCTCTTGCGTATCCGTAAGACATACAGGCCGAAGTGAAGGCGTGAATTTCTGCACTCCGAACCGATTTCAAATCAAGAATAACGCCGTGATCGCCGTCCGGTATCCGATCCGGTCGGCACTTGCAAGGAAGGCCGGTTTCTTCATCCGTCCAGAATACGGACATTTCAGATCGACCTTCGATAAGCAATGATGATGCAATGGGGTGAACCAACAATGAACCATACATGGCTTCGATTGCATCCATGTCGGATTGATCTATGACCGTTTTCCCCGCTAATTCCTCACAAAACATGGCATAGGCGGCTTTTCCTTCTTTGGTGCGCTTGTCCATAGCCGGGGCAACGGCGAAGTCCCTACCGAAAGATTCTGATCCGTCAAGAACGAAAGAGTGATAAGCTCTTCCAAAAGTCAATGCCGCCGTTTCTCCCATCGGAACTTTTGCCGCTGCTGGACATTTATCAAGGCGTCCGAGATAGGAATTTGAAACGATCTCTGTCATGGCGTGATATTCGGCGTGGGGGATATTGGGATAAATTCCTTTCTCCATTATTTTGCCTCTCCGTTCTCGACCACAAACACCCCGACTTCCGGCGGTGCCGTCGCTGGCCGCTCACCAACAATGGTTGCCAAAATCGTCTTGTCTTCCCGTTTCGCCTTTTCAACAAATTCAAGGATGTTCTTTCCGATAGCAAAACCGAGACTTTCAGCGCGGTCGATCAAGTCAAGTCCGAATCCGGCGGGATACAGGGCCGATAGCTCCTGAGACAATGACATGAGTTGTGAGGTTGACAGCATTGCGGCAGTGGTTCCATCATAAGTGAACGATCCGTCTTCGTTAAAGACCAGCCCCTTGATTCCACTTTTCTGACTTGTTTCTGCCAACAAGGAAACCTTTTTCTTTTTCAGGTCGCGTTGGGTAGCTTCGTTGGCCGTCAATTTTTCCTCTTTGAGCCTCTTTTCCAATGCCCGCTTCACGTTCTTTTCGTATTGTTCAACCCGCACTGCAACGGCGGCAGCTTCGGAAATTTGAGCATCGAGCACGGAGACATCCGGAGGGGATGGTCTGGATGCAATAGTCGCGGCGGGATTGTCATTAAGCCACTGATTGATGTTGATTTTATCCAGAGAAAGCTCGTTCTTCTTGTCGTTCAGCCGTTTTGTTACTTCGGCAAGTTCGTCCTCGATTTGCCGGATTTCTTGTGTGATTGTGTCCCTACGTTCTGTTTTTCTTTCTCGTAAATCATTCAGAGAGCGCAACGATTCGCTCCGCTTGTCAACTTCACTGACGGCGACGGTGTGTTCATCCAGGATACGCTCACGCTCCTTTTTCAGTTCCGTGACATCAACGGGATTTACCGGCGTAGTGTCAATCTCTCCGTAGGACTTAATCTCGATACGCAGCGTCTTTGCTTCTTCAGCCGACGCATTGATTTCTTTGTCGATTGCCGACGTATCGACTCCGAACAGTCCGACAAAATACGCCTTCCGTTCCGTTTCGCCCATCTTCTTTAGGAAGTCTGAGTCGAGAAGATAGGGATTGAGAAACTTCTTGATTTCGTTGTCGGGCTTCGATACTGGCTTTCCCGAACGAATAAAAGATACCGGGCGAACGGTAGTCACGCCCTCCCTGTTGATGTACCATGACCGGAAAATTGATCCGGGTCCGGATTCTTCCTGAAACTCGAATAGGACGGATGCCTCCGTCTCGCCATGCCTGATAATATCTGCCGGATAAGTTCCACCGAGACACCACTTGAAGGCGTTCAAAATGGTCGTCTTCCCCTGCATCAAATCCCCATAGAACAGGACCAGTGGCTTATCCAGATCAATCGCCATGTTTCCGATGATACCAATGTTGTTAATCGTCAACCGTATAGCTTTCATACCGCCATCCTTTCTTCAACCACATTCAATAGGTCGTCAACGTGGGGCTCAACTTCAATTCCGCTTCCGCATTTGGGGCAGTAGAACAGAAAGTCCCGCTCAACGCAGTCCATCAGATTCCCTTTCCACCCGCATTCCCCGTACTCGTTAAGGCATTTCATTTTGTGCGTCCTCCTTTCCCTTGTCGTATCCGGCATCATAGAAGTTATCGAGGCATTTCTCGCAGGGTTCTACGGAAAGGCTTCGTCCCTTTCCACGGAATAGTCTTGTGTGCTGCAATTATTGCACAGGGCCGCCCCACACTTGGAGCAATAGACATCAAAGACAACCTCTACGTTAAATTCCGGCATGATTTATCCCTCCGTTCTTGCAGAATGGCGTCCGCGCGCTAAAAAGGAATTTCCTTGTCTTTTGCATATTCAAGGGCAGTCTCAAGTAGCGATACGGTTCGTTCCTTTTCCATCGTTTTTTCCTTCACGAGACCCTCTTTGTTCTCGATGGCGGAAAGCATGTTTCTCAGTTCCGTATCCAGCCGAACCGCGCAATAAACGGGACTTTCTACTTCGGATATGGTGGCCGTGGCCGATATGTTATCGTAATTCGATCCGGATATTTTTCTCGTGATGGATGTAATAATCATCTTATCCCCCTTTCGATTCTCTCGTCGTGAATAAAGTCCGCACGTTCAGCGTCGATTGCATCCCTATTCGCCGCATCCGATATGCGCTCGTCGTCCTCAGTATCGAGGTAATCCGGTGCGTCGTATCGGTGATGATCTGCAAAGTGCCGTGTGGTGTCGATCAATGGTCATTGGCCTCAGCGTAAAGTCTTTTCCTTTCTTCTTCGGGAATTGGCTTTTCGTCTCCACACACTTCACATCTGTCTCTTGCGGCCCATCTCGGTGCCGTGATTGTTCGCTTGTAAATATGTTCGCCACCATTTAAGCAGTCGGCCCTTTCAGCGTCGTAATTGAATGATATAGAAGTTGTGAAGATGAATACTTTTCCGCAAGACGAACATTCCTGTTGGTATATTTCGCCTTCGGTATATCCATACCCATCATCGTGGCATATTTCCTGTTCCGCTTCGCAATAAGGACACTCAACGTCACTCATAATGCACCCTCAAGGCAGGGAGCGGCCATGTATCGGGCGACCGCTCGTTTGGACTGGCCCTCAGTCCGGCGGGTCATTGCTCCGTTACGGCCTCTTTCGGCTTCTGGTTCGGGTCAAAGTGAAGATGCACAACCCCCTTCTCTATCCCATCCAGATACTCCCTGTGCTTGTTAATGAGCCGAGTTACCTCTTTGTGAAACGGCAGGACTGACTTTTTGACGATGACACAATTGCGAACAGTAATTAAACAAACCACCAGCAACACTAAAATTGCGTATCCGAACATGGCTATTTCTCCAATCGCATTGTTGTTATGATTAACAAAAGTTGTAACGAAACACCGATCCAGAAGTTGAACGTGGGAAACGGAGCCCCGGCAAAGGAAAGAAACACACCCCACAGCGCACACACTAAAAGGTATAAAATATAACTGGTCATTCCTTCCCCTCCCCCCACACAACCGTACTATGGTTCACAATCCTTACCCTCTTACCGATGGACTTCTGATACTCCGCGTTAGGTAACGCATTCTCAATGTTCGTATGCCGGGAATTGACTATAAAGCCCTCCGATTCTGCATCAAATATCTCTACACGGAATTTTTTCATCCGATTTCCTTTCCGTGCTTGTCGCACTCATACAAAACTCGCCCCTCCCGGAAGGCGATTTTATGGGGATATTGCGGGTTGTCCCATTCGTATAGATCGACCACCCTGGTCTTGATCGCAACATATCTATCGCCCTTGTTCGATCTAAATTCATCGCAGAAATACGGGCGCGAACAGGCGTGAAACTTTCCCTCGCCACACTCAGCGTTTCCCGGATTCCATGCCGGATGTGTGACTTTTGTTCCGATAGCCCACAGTGTTTCGTTTTTCGTTCCTTCTTGCGTTTTGAAATCGTGCGATGTTTTTTTATAGAGGACGACGAATCCTTGCTTTTGCGGAACGCCTTCGCGCTCAAGGTATGGTTGTGGTTTTATGTTTTGGACATAGCAAGTTTTTTCTTTCTTGAATTTGAACTTCAGGTCGATGGGCTTGAAAAGAACAGAAAACCCGAATAGCGAAAGAGATTTGATGTCCGAGAATATCCTTACGGACACCGCCCCCCTCGCCTCGACAGAGGAATTTCCCCTCGCCTCGACAGAGGAATTTTCCATCGCCTCGACAGAGGAATTTCCCCACGCCACGACAGAGGAATTTTCCCTCGCCACGACAGAGGAATTTTCCCACGCCACGACAGATGAATTTTCCCACGCCACGACAGAGGAATTTTCCCACGCCACGACAGAGGAATTTTCCCACGCCACGACAGAGGAGTTTTCCCACGCCACGACAGAGGAGTTCCCCCTCGCCTCGACAGAGGAATTTCCCCTCGCCTCGACAGAGGAATTTTCCATCGCCTCGACAGAGGAATTTCCCCACGCCACGACAGAGGAATTTCCCCTCGCCACGACAGAGGAATTTTCCCACGCCACGACAGAGGAATTTCCCCTCGCCACGACAGAGGAATTTTCCCACGCCTCGACAGAGGAATTTCCCCACGCCACGACGCGATACTTATAGCGCAACCTTACGGCTATTCCGATTCCACAGATTTTAATGATTCCATCGAAATCTGCCTTGATTGCATCGATGTCGTTTTGTGTTTTTACGATTATTTCTTTCATCAATCCCCTCCCGGTTCAACAAACTGTCTTTCGTGCCACCTTGGAATAAACGCTTTGATAATTGCCAATGCCGCAGCAACAATTAAAATGATGTCCAGAATGATTCCCTCTGCGATGAGGATGCCTTGTATGATTTCGGTCATCCCAAAATCCCCCTCACCCACGCATTAAGCTCAACGAGGTAGTAAATCTCGAACGCAAGCGCGGCCAGAACCAGCCAGCATCCGACCGTCTTGACCGTCTCCCACTTATCCGGCTCGATGTATGATGGTAGGTTCATGCTCGGATGCCTTCTTCGTATTTAATGGGATTACGAAAGCAGGGTGATCCACCGTTGGCAATCAGGTTCTTTGTCGCTTCAACCGTCCGGGGATTCTGTGTGAATCCGATCTCACAAAACGGTCCCTTGTTAGTTGTGGTGGGATTGGTTCTGAATTTACATTTCGTACAATTAAATGAGTGCATTGCGCGATTAAGTTCTTCGATGGTTTTCATAACCCCTCCTTTAACATCGGGGGTGGCTACTACCACCCCCATACACAGACACTATTTCCGCCGCTCTTTACGGGAGCATGACCGTGACAATGTAATGTTCTTAACGATACCAAGGATAACTTCTCATTGCTTGCCGATGAACCTCCTTTCGTTAGATGTTGTCCGGCAGTTCAGGTCGCTCAGGTGCATGATCTCGCCCGACCCCGTTTAGGGGATTTATGGATTAGCAATCTGGCCTTCTCATTCCCGATCTCGCCCATGCTACGCCTTAGTGACGCCTGCCCTCAATGCCGCCGGACAACTTTGGTGGCGGGGAATTGGATATTCAACGGTGATCCGAGGATCGCGGATCTGCTTTGCTGACTTTCTCTAGTCGTCAGGTTTCCAAACCACCCGCCATTTTGAGTGGCATGGATACCGGGTTACGCAAATTCCCGGCGCGGTGTTTATCTCTGACAATACAGAGTTCTCTCTCCGAGGCGATTTCGTTTCCATGCCATTTACGGTGCTGGTGCCGGGATTCGATACCCGGACGGCCGCCAGAGTCTGAATCACAAGCGCGGCCCCTCTGCGTCTTTACTCTTCCGCCACACCAGCTTTTTTAAAGAACCATCTTAACTAATACCGCATCCTGCACGGAACCCCGTTCTCGTAACCGTCACCACCATACATATCAAAGGCGTCTTCGGGGCTAAGTGACTCCACGCTATACCCGCGACTTGATTTTACGTCTTCTGCCCTGTCCTCTGCAACACCCCTTCGATTATTTCTCTCCATCATCGTGCATACGTCAGTCATGGTGGGCCTCCTGTTGTGTTGTGTTTCACTGTTGACTGCATACTACGCTCTTTTTAACTTCCTGTCAAGAATTATTTTCAGCTCAGGAAAGAAAAGTTTTATAGGGAAGGTTGCATTATGTGCTTGACTTTTTTTCTCACTTGTGAAATACTCCGCAACCATGAAGATAAACATAACGACCCTTGAAAATGACAGAGTGCGTAGGGGAATGAGCAGGGAGGACTATTCAAGAATGATGGGGCTCCACTTTACTGCCTACGGTAAGATGCTTAAATCGCAATCTACCACAATGAAAAGGATTGGTGCAATGGCGACCATACTCAGAATTAAGGAGAAGAGATTGGTGGTGTTTGAATGAAGATACCGGATACATTCGCCGATGACGCAAGGGTAATGAGCATCCAACCCCTTGCCCAAAAGTACGACATTGGCTGTATGATGGCGGGAAGGTGGAGAAAGTCTTTGGGTATAAAACCGCCTGCCATTAATGCCATAAACTACATGCAACTGGACTCGCTGATACGTGACAAGAGGTCAACCCGCGACATCATGAAGATCATGGGATGTTCACGATCCCCCATTAACGACCGGAAACGCGCACGGGGTCTGGCCCGGAAGTATAACAAGAAGTCGGACGAAGATGCCCATGTCGAGAAGCGGGAATGCATGGTAGATCCGAAAGACCGCCTTGAGCAATACATTGAGAAGCGGATGCGGCAGTTCCATATGACGCGGAAAGCGGTGAACAATTGGTTCAACACGCCAACCGGCCAGAACATACTGAGGGAGTACCCGATACGATGAATAAACGTGGATATTTTGGCGTAGGCATTTATCACGCCAAAACAGAGGCGAACATCGGGACGCTGTGGCGTTCTGCTCACAATTTCGGGGCGGCATTTATTTTTACCATCGGGAAACGATACAAAAAACAATCTTCCGACACCACGAAGGCATGGAAGACCGTTCCTCTATTCCACTACGCAACCTTCGGTGAGTTCTATGAAAACATTCCACACGATTGCCGCCTCATTGCGATTGAACAAAGCGAGTCCTCTAAAAGCATTTCCTCTTTTCTGCATCCTGAACGGGCGATTTATTTACTTGGAGCCGAAGACCATGGCCTGCCAGGATCAATCCAAGACGATTGTCACGCTATTATTCATATCGACACTCCGATGTGCCTAAATGTGGCAACGGCTGGATCAATTATTATGTACGACAGATCAATTAAACGCGGAAGGGAGTATCCAATACGATGACCATCCGATTATTTAATGGGGATTGCATGGAAGCGATGAAGGTCATGCCCGACAAGGCTTACGATCTGGCGATTGTCGATGTTCCTTATCAGATTGGGGCCGACAAAATAGGTCATAAGAAATTTGGCCTTGGTCGCGGAGCCCGACAGAAAAACGGCAGTATGATCTTTGTGGCAACAGTAAATTACCCGCCGAAAAAATGGGATGTCCGTCCCCCGAAAGAATATTTCGATCAACTGTTTCGTATCTCGAAAAATCAAATAATTTGGGGAGGAAACCATCTTGCGGATTTGATCTGCAGGCCGTCACCTTGTTGGGTTGTTTGGGATAAATGCAACGAGGGAACAGATCAAAGTGACGCAGAGTTGGCGTGGACCAGCTTTAAAACGGCAACCCGGATATTTCGTTTCATGTGGTCCGGGATGATGCAGGGATCGCTGCGGTGCGGATCAAGAGCCAATGGGAACAAGCGCCTAAATGAAAAGCGTATTCATCCCACCCAAAAGCCCGTCGCCCTCTATAAGTGGCTCCTGAAGAACTACGCCAAGCCGGGGGACAAGATACTGGACACCCACGGCGGGTCGGGCAGCATCCTGATTGCCTGCCACGACCTCGGATTCTCAATCGACTGGTACGAAATCGACACAGAGTATTTCAACGCGGCAAAGGAACGCCTTGAACGGCATCAACGGCAGGCGGTTATGACGTTTGACGCTCCGATATTACCAACACAGGAGGCGTTGCTATGACCCGCCTACTCGAATCCCTGATCGTTAAGGAGGTTTTACATGCCACTTAAGAAATCGGTTGGAAATATGTATCCGTTGGTTTCTCATACGCATTCGCATTTAGGCGGCGCGTGTCCCCATCAGTGCGTCTATTGCTACGTCAAAAGTTTTCCCTTCCGGCTGGAAAAATATCAAGGACCGTTGCGCCTGATTGAGAAAGAGTTATTTGTCAACTACGGATCTGGAAAAACCATCTTTATTGAGAACTGCAACGACATGATGGCGAAGGACGTTCCTCAATCTTTCATAAATCAGATCATCGTCCACTGCTTGAAATTCCCCGGAAACACCTACGTCTTCCAGACCAAGAACCCGGAAAGGTATCTGGCTATGGATTCTCTTTTCCCGGAAGGGTCTATACTTGGGACCACTATTGAATCAAACAGATGGTTCACCGTGATGGGCAATGCTCCATCACCCATTGACCGAATGTTGGCCATGGAAAGACTTCCGGGGCGGAAATTCATTACCATCGAGCCGGTCATGGACTTCGATGTTGATTGTCTCGCCTCATGGATCGACCGGATACGACCGGAATTTCTCAATTTGGGCGCGGACAGTAAAGGTCATAATCTTCCGGAGCCGAGTATTGAAAAGATCGTGGCCCTTACGGAAAAACTGAGGGAGTACGGGATTGAATTACGGGAGAAGCATAACCTTGCGAGATTGAAGCCATGCGATACCTAATCGAAGCCCTGATCGTGATTATCGGATGGGCGATAGCAATCGCGCTGATCCGGTGGGATGGGTGGTGGATGTGAAATGAGCTTAATTGAAAACGGCATATTCGGAACGATTGACAAGGTGGCTGAAGCGATTCAGCGGATTAAGGATTTTGAACCGCCGGAAGGGTATTACGTTGCCTTTTCAGGCGGTAAGGATTCGGTTGTCATCCTCGATCTTGTTAAGCGTTCCAGGGTGAAGTTTGACGCTCATTACAATCTTACAACGGTTGATCCTCCCGAAGTTGTTTGGTTCATTCGGACATTCCCGGAAGTCCAGATTCATCATCCAGAAAAAACCATGTGGCAGCTTATCGTTGAAAACGGGATGCCACCGCTAAGACAAAGCCGATATTGTTGCCGAATCCTGAAAGAACAAGGCGGAAGAGATCGTCGCGTTTTAACGGGAATCCGTTGGGCGGAAAGCAATCGGCGTAAAAAAAGGGAACCCGAAGAGGATTGTTTTAAGGGGAAAGAGCATAAAACATACATACACCCTATTATTGGTTGGTCTAATGGCGAAGTATGGCAATATATACGAGAATACAAACTTTCTTATTGTTCACTTTATAACGAAGGATGGAAGCGGCTTGGCTGTGTGTGCTGTCCAAATGCAGACCAAAAAAGACAGGCTAAACGGTGGCCGAAGATTGCGGACGCTTACCGCCGTGCCTGTATTCGAGCTTTCGATAAGGCAAAAAATGACGGTAAGCACAGAACATGGAAAAATGGCGATGAAATGTTTGAGTGGTGGATTTCGGGGCAAGGAAATGGCGATCCCGACCAGACTATAATGTTTGAATAGGAGTCCATTATGTTTCTAAAAGCAGTAGCTATTTATGGGGCGATAATCTCGATATTTTTCGGAATAATGATGATCGTTACGAATGGGAGTTATTTCTCCATCTTTTGTTTCGCAATGGCACTATTTCAGATTTGGCTCTCAGTCAGTGATGTTTGAATGATAACCCGAACAATCCAGTTCTGTATCGCCCTGTTCGCCTCGATGCTGATCGGGCTGGTCATCCTGATAAACTGCGTCATCCCGCCGCCGGTGAAGTGGTGGATGGATGGAAGGCCGGTCGAGTCTCCGGAGTTTCACGGGGCGGCGAAGATCGAATATCATGTTGACGGCTCGGTGACGGCGCATAAGTGGCGGCATGGAATTTATATCGAAATGTGGAAACGACGATGCGGATAAATTGTTAATGGAAACGATAGTTAAAGCGTGAATGTGAGACCACGGAGATTGGAAAATGAAAAATGATGGATGGACATGGAATGATTTAGCGGGTGAGTTGATGGCAAGGGGAATTGATCCAGATGAAGCATCAGACTTTTCATCGTATCTAAAACATCACACACCAGAGATTGCGGCACATGAAATAGAAAAGTCGGTGGAGAGGGCGTGAGGCAAGTATATGCGCAACCAAGGGTTAGAAGTAAAAATTCAGGATGATGAAATCGTTATTCGGGTAGGAATTGATACCGTTAAATGGGCATTGGAACACCACGAGGAATCCCAGCCTTTCAATGAAGAGATTGACGACTATGAGCAGAAATGGATTGTCTCTGACCCGGTTGAGTTCGCCGAGGACGTTGTCCGCGCAATGGATGACGAAGCAGAGGACGGATCAACTCCTCTGTCGGATTTCCTCGACAAGATGTGCATGGACGCTTTGGAAGACGGCAGTATCGGAACGGATGAAGCCCCGAAAGGAACAAGGGCGTTCGATGTATAAATGGACACGCCTGGGCTATGAAATTTTATGGGAGCGGAGGGGATGAAGATAATAAACGAGGGCGTGTTGGTTATAAAAAGTTGGTGCGAGAATCCCGAAGATGGGGCGGTTGAACAGGCAAAGAATCTCTCCCGGCTACCGTTCGCGTTCAGGCAGATTTGTCTTATGCCGGATACACATCAAGGATACGGAATGCCGATAGGTGGTGTTCTGGCGACGGACGGGGTTGTCGTTCCGAACGCGGTTGGGGTTGATATTGGGTGTGGAATGTGTGCCGTCAAAACATCGTTGACAGAAATATCCCTCGAAACTCTAAAGCGGATCATTGGAACGATAAGAGTTGATGTTCCCGTTGGATTCAATAAACACGATAAGCCACAAGACGATGACCTAATGCCGAAGTCCCCGATGGGCGTAATCGCCAACAGGGAATACGAGAACGCCCGTAAATCGCTTGGAACTCTTGGCGGCGGGAATCACTTCATTGAGATCCAACGCGGGGATGACGGCCATATCTGGATCATGCTCCACTCTGGAAGTCGCAATCTCGGTAAGCAAGTTGCTGATTACTACAACATGATCGCCATATCCTTAAACGAACAATACCTCAGTCGTGTTCCGAAAGAATGGGAGCTTGCGTTTCTTCCCATTTATGGCGAAGACGGTGAAGAATATTTAACGGAAATGCAATACTGTGTTGACTTTGCGTTCGTGAACAGACGCGCTATGATAGACAAGATTCAGGCGGCTTTTATTGAGCACGTCGATCACGTCTCGTTTGAACCCATGATTAATATCGCCCATAACTACGCCAGAATAGAGCACCATTTTGGCAAGAACGTCATGATTCACAGGAAGGGGGCCACCTCGGCGCGTGACGGAGAGATTGGAATAATCCCCGGATCACAAGGAACGTCAAGCTATATCGTGCGCGGAAAGGGGAATCCGGAAAGTTTCATGTCGTGTTCTCACGGGGCGGGCAGGAAAATGGGGAGAAAACAGGCCGAAAGGACGCTTGATCTTGCCACGGAACAAAAACGACTTAATGATCGCGGCATCCTTCATTCCGTTCGAGGGATTCACGATCTTGACGAAGCATCTGGAGCATATAAAGACATTGGTGTGGTTATGAAAGAACAGGAAGACCTTGTTGAAATCGTAACCAGACTTGAACCATTGGCGGTGATAAAGGGGTGAAGAAATCCAAGAAGCCAAAGTCCGAAAAAGACAAACTTGAAGAGGACTGCCTTGATCTGTGGTCATTGTGTGTCAAAACCCGTGACCGTAAATGTATGGTTTCTGGTAAGGACTATGACCTTCAAGGGCATCATATCAGAAGCAGAACCCACAAGGTGACCTATCTTGACATTGAAAACGGGATGGCCCTTACAAGCGGAGTCCATTGCCTCCAGAAATTCAATCCAGAAAAATTCCACGATCTGGTTATTGATGTGATCGGGGCCGAAGAATACGACCGGCTCAAAGAGAAATCGGGCAGAATTTGGAAGCCGACCGTTCCGTGGCTCAAATTAATGAAAGAAGAACTCACCACAACACTTAAACGCTTGGAAGGCGAATACGGGAAGCTGGGGGGATAATGGGAAAGAAGCAATATAAGCGAGGAATTCCGTTACTTGTTGATTGGATGGACGCAAACACCCCCCTTGATAGTGCGGGGTGGACTACAATGGACGAGGTAGAGAAACAAGACCCCAAATTCCACGTTCAATCGATTGGATTTGTTGCCGGGATAAAGGGTGGATATCTGAAACTTGTGGGGGAGCAAAGCCAAAGCAAGAAATATGCCAAGGTGACATCAAGGACCATTAACATACCAATATCGTGCATAATGTCTGCACGAACTCTGTTAATCAAGGAGGTAAAATGACACCGACCGAATCGTTCAAGAAGAATCCGCTGAGGGAAGTATTACAAATGGCCTACGCTCAGGCAATCGTCGGTAAGGGAAAGGAACGCCACGCTGAAGACAAACCCTTCGAAGATCAAGTTTGGGCTTCAATCACAAGGGCGGTTGGGATCGGCTTTCCTACCGGACAGGCGCTCAAAAAATGGAACGAGGCAAAGAGACTGTCGAAAGACTCCGCTATTCGTGAATTGCTTGGTGCCATAAACTACATCGCTATGGCGATCATCACGTTGATGAAGGAGGAAAAGTAATGTTGACCGTCTATATCAAGAACGTGAAGACAATTAAGGACATCGCTGACTACGAATACATCGTGATGGTCAATGCTGAGAAAATAGCTGAAGGGAAAATCGAGAAGCACGAACGGTCGGATGGATGGGCGCGACTTGTGAAGCGGATAGCGGAAAAATACATAGATTGTTCAATTTCAACAAACGCTGAAAAGGACTGATTGAATGAAAGAAACCTTCAACGCCTTAGCGACCGAACTTTGTAGGAGGGTTGGCGCTCCATATCCGTCACCGAAGCCGATAAATCCGACCGACTACACATGGACTCAGTCCGAAGAAGACGACTACCGGGAATGGGCGATTAATCTCTTGCGATCAAAGGGGCCGTTGCGACGGATGGGGAAGAAATACGTCAGCGCGGTTATGGACACATTTTTAGCTAATTACGGGTGGATGGTGGAGGGGAAATGATGGAAAATATGGTTGAGTTTGTTGGATTTCCGAAGATTGTAAGACTGTCCAGCGAGGTGATCGTTACGGAAAAAATCGACGGGACGAATGCACAGATTTACATTCCCGGCCCGGAAGATATTTTCCCGCCATACGGTTTAACTCTCGATAAAACGACACACGGAATGTCCCTGCTTGTGGGTAGCAGAACCAGGTGGATAACACCCGAATGCGACAATCACGGATTCGCACGGTGGGCTTATGACCACGCCGAAGAATTGGTTACTTGCCTCGGTCCGGGTCGCCACTTTGGGGAGTGGTGGGGATCGGGGATTCAACGGGGTTACGGACTACCGAAAGGAGAGAAAAGATTCAGCCTGTTCAATACGCTACGGTGGGGAAGTGACCGAGATATGGAGAAATATCCGAATGATAAGCCGGATTGTTGCCATGTGGTTCCGGTTCTTTGGCGGGGTGTTTTTGACACCCAACAAATCGAAATGGAATTAGCTACATTGAAAAATTGCGGAAGTGTCGCGGCTCCCGTCTTTATGAAACCGGAAGGGATTGTCGTCTATCACATCGCCGGAAACATAGCGTTTAAGAAAACAATCGGTGATGACGGAAATAAGGGGGACAACCGATGACCACTTCCACCACACCGAGACTAATTTGCCCTGTTTGTAGTGGAAGCCATCTCGACTACCGACAGCCTGACGGCCTCTGTAAGTGCTTCACAAACATGAAGAAGATGAAGGCGGGGGATGATTGTGAAGTGGTTAATGACCTTATGGCGATGTTCGGGATGGGGAAGAAGGGTAAGGATGAATGAACTGTCTCTCTTTTCAGGCGCCGGTGGCGGGTTACTCGGAACAATGCTTCTCGGTTTCCGACCCATCGGATACGTCGAATGGGACGACTACTGCCAGCGAGTCATTGCCGCCAGAATCCGTGACGGAATCCTGCCCGATGCCCCTATCTTCGGCGACATCAAAACATTCATCAGTGAAGGGTACGCCGCAAGCTATACGGGATTGGTTGATGTCATTACAGCCGGATTTCCCTGTCAGCCGTTCAGTGTCGCTGGGGGACAACGAGGGGAAGATGATCCCCGCAATATGTGGCCACAAACGATTGAATGTATTCGCATCATACGACCCCGATTCGCATTCATGGAGAACGTCCCAGGCTTGCTTGCTAACCGATACATTAAGCGAATTTTCGGAGACTTGGCCGAAAGCGGGTACGATGCAAGATGGTGTTGCCTATCCGCTTCCCAAATCGGAGCACCGCATATCAGAGAAAGAGTCTGGCTACTTGCCTACCCCGCAGAAAAGCGATGGAACGTTCAGGATGATTCGGCGCCCATTAAAACTACGCGGGAATGCTTACCGTATCAATTCAAATCAGGGTGTGGATGGAAACGCGAAACTTGCGGACATAGCATGGAACGTGTGGGGTGGTCCTTTGAATCCGACATACGCGGAAGCGATGATGCTGTGGCCGCTGGAATGGACCGCCTTGCAGCCATTGGCAATGGACAAGTTCCAGCAGTGGTTGCAACAGCATGGAGGCTTTTAAGGGGTTGATGAAAAGTGACCAAATGGGTAGCTCCACTACCCACCCGGTATCGAAACGTCAGCAAATGGCGCAATCTGCCGACGAATTTGTACCAATGTGTCGATGTTTGCTCAATTTATGGACACGTTCACCAGACGTGTACACGGCGCGGACATGAACACCGGCAGATGTGAATAAGTGAATGTATTTCTATCCAATTATCGGCAAAATTATAGTTTATGTGCCGATTATATGCGGTTAAGCCTATCTTGGGCGGGTGCATTGTATTGTTGGCATAATGGCTTGGTGGGGGATTTGGGGGAAATAGTGTGCAATAAAAGGGGAGGGATTAATGAGGGAAATTGAGTTTCGAGCTTGGGATAAGGTGAAACAGGAATGGGCTTTTGGTTATCCTGGTTGTGGAGGATTCCATCTTTTCGGAGAGCTACACTTGCTTGGCTATCTACAAATAGAAAAATTAAATGATTATGTAGCGATGCAGTTCACCGGCCTGCGTGACAAGAACGGCGTCAAGATATTCGAGGGGGATATTGTTGAGTGTACGCATTGGTTTTTTGATGGGAGTGAGATCGAGGAACATTTCCGCGCCCATGTTGGATTCCGCGATGGCTCATCCACGCTTGAGGGGATTAAAAGCAAATATTACTCGGATTACACCGGAGAAAGTAATGGAGAGGGCATTTGCTGGATTGGTTCTATAAATTACAACGAAGAAGATTATGAAGTCACCAGCAACATCTACAAGAATAATCTTGGTTTGACCGTTAACCCTAAAGTTTGAAAATGTATCAGAAAGAGTAGTGGTGCTACCAATGTACAGACAAAGATAAACTTGGATTTGTCAGGAATGTTGGTGTGTTTTTCATCGGAGGAATATGCAGAAAAGAACCGCCCACCCCATACAAATGGCCTAATATGGGTAATGCAAAATACGAGAAGTGGCATAAGGAAGCGGGGCTTTGTGTGAAATGTCCTGAACCGGCTACGCATGGCGTTAGTTGTAGAAAACATTGGCTCGCCAAGAAGGTCCGAGATCGGAGGTCGCGGGAGAAAATGAGGGTTATTTTAATCGCACAAGGTTTGTGTGGACAATGCCGCGCACCTCTTGAACCAGAGGTCGATGAAGATACTAAGTGTTGCCAAAACTGCCGTGAACACGTGGGTCGCGTAAATGAAAGGAGAGGAAATTACAAATGAAACTATCAACAATATTGAACATGCCGAATGAGTTTGAATTAGTGCTATTTGGGGACAACCAAGAAGGTAACTGTGCCTCGGCTTCCGATAAATATCGGGAGTGTATTGATTATATCTGTTCAAAGCCGAATAGATATGGGGTTCACATGGGAGACGCTTGCGACGCTTTTTGGTGTGACGACATTAAGCGATACGACCCCATGACGACAAAGATCACTCCAGCAGAGCAAAAGAAGCGATTTGTGAAAGACACTGCGCCATTAGCAAAGACAGGAAGACTACTCACCATCCTAAAGGGAAACCACGAAAAGGCTATTGAGAGAAAGTACGGTGACTTCGCGGCTGAGATTTGCGAAAATCTCCAAGAGTTCGGAAAAGGTGTCTTCCCTATCACTGGAACGTACACCAATAAGTTGGAATTTCGTGACAAGAAAAACTCATTAATGTTCAAGGGATACTTCACACATGGACGAAAGTCTCTTTCATCTGTATCACCAGACCCGCACCGCCGGAAGGCTTATTTACAATTTAGATTAAAGCGCCTCCTTGAAAACATGGCCGGAGACTGCATTCTTATGGCGAGAGGCCATAGCCACATTGTTTTAGTCACACAACCCATTCCTACTGTCTATCTGACCTCTGAAAAAGGGAAGCTGAAACAGAATTACACGCAGGCTGGAAGTGGCAAGTCCGGATCATACATCCCCCCTGACCATAGATGGTACGGATGCACCGGATCTTTCTTGAAGTCTCAGGAGTTGGATGTTGAAACATACTCTGAACTTGCAGAATACGAACCGACGGAACTTGGTTATCTAATAGCGGTAATTAAAGATAGGACCGTTGTGGATCTGAAAGAAGTGAAAATTTAGCCAGTAGGTATCGCCACCCGATACTTCATGGAGATGTTTCATTCGCATGGGGTGACACTTTTCGTCACTTTCTGTAAACGAAAGGGATGTAGATGGACTGGATAAAGGTTAAACCAAATCATATCCTTTATGAATATAATGATCTGTCTGACTCTGAGTTTAGGGCATGGATAAAAATTATGGCATTAACCGCCCAAATTGAACACGAACCAACAAGAGATCAGATGCTTCAAATTGTCCATTATAAGACCCTTGACAGCCTTCAACAAAAGATCAACACAAGGTCAATAGACCTTCAATACATCGTCAATAAGGTCTTAATAGACGTTCAATACACCCTTAATCAAAAAAAGTATTGGCGTGACCAGAAGAAGCAAAAACGGGCATTTACCCAAAATGTCCCTATGGACATCCAAGGGAAGTCTCACAACAGATTAGATAAGATTAGATTAGATAAGAATATAAAGAAAGAAAAGAAAAAAAAAATTGAGATTGTTTTACCGTCATGGATACCAAAAGAACCGTGGGATGGTTTTGTTGAAATGCGAAAAGAGATAAAAAAACCACTCACCGGCAGGGCGATTAAATTAGCTATTACAAAACTCCAAGAGTTGAAAGAATTGGGTAACGACCCTGGAAAGGTTCTCGACCAATCCACGATGTCAAAGTGGCAAGGGCTGTTCGAGCTTCAAAAGACGAAAATTGTAAAAAGATTTGGAAATGAAAAACCCGGAACGACATACCAAAACACGGGGCGCGATATTAGAAACTATAAACCAGAAGAACGTCCAGAAATGACCGAAGAGGAACGGCGGCGGAACATTGAAAGGGCTCAAGCATTAAGCCGCTCCATAGGTACGAGGGCCAGTCCGTGACCAGAAGTGAAGCGTGGGAAGACATTGGATATCGAGTGGAGAAGATGGATAAGACGTATAAATTACACAAATCATCGGACGCTGAAAGAATTAAGATTGAATATATTAGGGGATTTGAGAAGGGGAAGGTTAGGTGGTTGAGGGTTGATATCGCTCAAGACCTAATCAGTAGGGGATACGCGAAAGAGGTTAAATAGATCATGTGGCAAATTAGGGAATGGGTACTTGGTGTAATTGGCGGATTTAATCACGACGATGCCCATGGATTGATTTCCCCCCCCTTCACGCTGCTCCAACTACCCCCAAACAGCCATGCGGCAATTTAGGGGCATTAAATGGGAGATTCAATGAATGCCACAAACCAACATTCAAGTCAACACTACCGGAAATCGGGTAGTGACTGGTATGCCACTTTCGACGGTATGTCGATGCTGGTGGTATGCCCATCACGCGGTATGTCGTTTAGATATGCCTCAATATCCACCGTTTCCGGGTCGATCCCCTTTTCCCTTAGTTCCGCATCAAGATTAGCCATCTTGCTCATGGTAGCCCCCTTTCATTTAATAGGTCACAAAGCCGGTGCGCTTCTTCTTCCGAGTTCGCCCTAAACACGATCGCCCCATTAGTCACGTTCCACCACTCCCAAAAGGATTCATCGTTATGTCCGGTATCATTCCCATATTCAACCGGCCATTTAATCTTTGACATGGTATGCCTCCCTTTCAAATATCTCCGACTTTATTACGAGCTTCCGTCTGGCCGCAGCTATCCACTGCCGGACGGGTTCCCTTGTTGTCCCCATGATCCGGGCGATCTCTTTCAGGGTATGGCCTCTTTGTCGCAGGTCAAAGGCTTTGCGCTGGTATGGGGTTAGGTCGGTCATGGGTTTATTCTTCAAAATCGCCAGCAATATCTTGGCATAATTTAATCAACTTTTCCCTCGCTTTCGCTTCTTCGTTCGATAGCTCATCGTCAATATGTTCTACGCAATCTCGAAGGTCTTGGAGTGTATTTATAAACCTACAATAACTCATATTTCCCATGACGTTCCCCTTTCATCTCTCTGGAAGGTTTCAGCCTTCCGTCTGGTATGGCTTTAACGACTATTTCGCCCTGTACCCCACCGCCACCAGTATGACCCTCCGGCAGTATGCCGCATCGGCGAACGGTGATGGTATGGCCCTCTTTGAGATATGATCCCATTCGTCGTCATTAAAGGCTATCATAACCTTTCTTTTCCGATACTTGGTTGATGGCCTCGGCCCTCTTGGTGCGCCCCTGCCGCGTTTGGGCTTTTCAGTCGCCGGGACACTTTCGGTGTTCGTTGAAATATCCACAACACCCCCTTTTATTTCAGTATGACCGATCCAATTTTCCGGTTCTCGTTTGCCGTTCTGATTGCCGTTTTATACGCGCCCCGGAGCCGTCCAAGCTCGACCCTGAGCCGCATATTGTCGTCGCATAGCGTGGCGTTTTCGGAAATCAACCCCTCGATCATCGCCCCCTTTTCGTCCACGTTATCCCGCATTGCCGCGTTTGCCGATTTCGCGTCGGCCAGATCGCGGCATACTCGATCATATTTTTCCGTCCAGTCGTTTTCCATTTTCATTTTCTCCCTTCTGTGTTAAGGTTCAATTCCCCTGGGTCCATGCTGTAATAGGGCGGCTTTCCCTTCGCCGTAAAAGCCGGGGGACTGGTTATGTGCTATATGGAGATAACATCAATATCGTTTCCGTTTTCATCGGTTATCTCAATTGTACAACCGGGATTATATTCCCGCTCGCAGTCCTCTTGGTCGGGTATGTCCACCCATGTGTTGTCGTCATGCCAAACAGCCCCGCTCGCCTCGGTGATTTTTAGTTTATACATAGCTCCCCTCTTTCTGGCCTTGTGGCCGGTATGGATCATTTTGTTACCGTCAACAACATGATCCGGTATGCACCATTTTGCTGACATCAACGGTATGGTTTAATCGGTATGCCCCTCGCCTTCATCCGGTTTAACCCGGAAATCTTTTATTCTCGGAATTTGATGGCGATAGCTCTTACACGCGGGACAGGCGACCGGCACTCTATCCCCCCTCGGCTCCCAGGTATGCCCACATCTCAGACATTTGTATTTCATGCGCTCACCTCCGCTTGTAATAGGTTAAATGTAATTCCCCTTTCGCATGGGTCTGTGTACCATTCCATGATACACGGCTGATTATTGCCGCATTTATTACACTCTAACGGGTCCGGCCTGTAACCTCGCCCCCAATTCGTTCCGGTATGGAAGGTTTGAGCAAACATCTTGCCGCTTGCCCGATATGCCTTTATTCTTCCACGTTGATTCCGAAAACCAGCCATTTCCCTTCCTCCTCCCCGGCTTGGCCGGTATGTAGTTAAGCGGGTATGCCGCTATGATGAAATTCGCTTCCCTCTGACGGGTCCATTTCAGCCCGGTATGGAGACAGGGCTTCGTCAAGGTATGCGTCAAATTCCGGCGTTTCGCTTGCCCCTGGATATGCTACATGGCCCCCTTCGTGGGTGATACAATCCGGCTGGTATGTCTCTCTCGTGGCCGCAAGGGAATAACCGTCATCGTCCACTGATTCCCTTAGATTGTCGTGGTCAACCAGATAAATCTCGCAAGGTTCCGTTGTCGTAATTCCCGTAATACACCCACCGCTCACTTCAATCATGATCTTCATCGGTATTTCTCCTTTCTGGTATGCCACTTATGGCAAGTTTCCGGCGTTATTGCTGGGATGTAGTTATGCCTTCAGCGCCGCCGCCATTTCAGCCATTGATGTCCTTTTTAACAGGCAGTGGTCAATCCAGAGCGGATCAACCCTATGGACGGTCTCAATAACCATCGCCGGTATGCCGTTGTCCTCAAAGCGGTCAAGGCAATCAACCGCCCGCCCATAGTGTCGGTGGGTATGTCCGCAACAACCCTCTTCGGTCAGTGTGATAAATCTCGGCTTGCTATACGTTGTTCTCATGGCCAGATCTCCTTTCATTCCCTGTCGGGCATAATTGCCCCGGTATGCCTATTGACTCCGCGTTTATTCCTGAGCGGGTTATGTCAATTCGTGGTTTGGTTTTTTTAATACGGCTATTTAAAAAACCAATGAAATCATTAAAACGGTTTTTTAATCCCCCATATTAAAAAAACCAATTCCCTTATAAGTTATATGCAGCTTCCCGAATGTCATCAATCCTATTGTCGCGTCCCTCTTCGCAGCACCGGCCCCGGCAGTCGCCACGGTGTAGGCAATAGCGCCCAAATTCAAACATCGCATGGGCCAGCTTCACCCTTTCGGGACTACTGTCACGTTCCATCCGATCAATGAAATCCGGGTATGTCTCTTCGGTTCCCTTGCCGATTGCGACGGCTGCTGATTCCAGCATATTCCAGACCTTCGCTTTTTTGATAGTTGCTTTTCTCATGGTCAAATCTCCTTTCAATTCAATGTGTTTATTCCCGTTCTGGTATGGCCTCCGCTTTGGCTATGGCGGCGCAGGCCGTATCTATTTCCGGACCATGCGTGCGGTTGTCGGTTATCATGTCCAGTAATCCTCGACACGCCCCCAGCAGATCCGGCGCGGCGGCTATTAAAAATCCATTCGCCCTTGCAGTTTCGGCTTGTTTTCCGCACCATTCCGCTTTGTCAAAATCCTTTCGCGGCTCGCTGGCCGCATACGCCTGGGAGTTTAGCCATCGGCAATACATTGTTTCCGCTACCGTTTCGCAAGCTCCCCTTATTCCGCAAGTAATCACTCCAAGTTCATCGACCTTCCACGGTCCCGGTGTTGCTTTCGTTTTCATGGTATGTCCTTCTTTCCCCGCTGATGCGGTATGTTAGATTGTTTCAACGACTCCCTTGTAATGCTTCGCCATGCCTCGTGCAGATTGTATTGTTGATGCGTAAAGAATGTTACCCCAAACCGACGACTGCACGATGACCCTGTATTTTGCCCATGTTTTCATGCTCTTTCCCCTTTCCCGTTTCCGGTGCTATGGTATGGCCTCGACACTCACGGCCTGCCTCATCACGTCCGGCCCGTCAACGTCGCCAAAGTTGACCCATTGCCCGACAAAATACTTTTGCGCGTCGGCAAGCGTAACGCCCGCCGCCATGCTTTTTGATTGTTTCGACCCGTCCGAGTATGTCACGCGGTATGAGGTAAGCGGTGCAAATTCCACTAAATCTGTTATGTCGATCATCTCGATAAACGCCGGATCGTTCACCATCCGCCCAAATTCGCCAGACTCCCAACCGTTGAAAATGTAATATCGGTCATTATAGACATCTATATAGACATTTTCTGAATTTTTCGGGCTTGTCACTATCCCGGCTGCCGTGTATTTGTCATGATTATATTTCCGCTGGACGGGCATTAAGCCACTCTCCGCTATGATATTGGCGATTTCCCTTTTTCCGTATGTGTTTAGCTTAATTATTTTCCGCATTTCTCAACCCTCCCGGCTTGCGCCTGTTAAAGTTTGATTCTCTTTTTTACGATCTTAACCGCATATTCGGGTTGATTTTCCCGGTATGCCTTCAGGTCCGCTTTCGCCTCTTTCCGGGTCTGGTATGCCGAGACCTCTTCCCATCCCTCCGCCGTATGCTGATGTATTTGATATTCGTCTATCATTTTGCGCTTATACATTTTTCAATCCTTTCCAGCGTATCCGTCGCGGCCCGGTATGGTATGGGTTAATAATCGTTTGCCCTTGCGATTGCCCCTTGTTCGCCGTTTAGCTCCATAATGCGGGTTGATGAGTGCTCCCTTGTATAGAGTCCATATTCCCGGATCAAGGCAAGCGCGCTTTCCGCTTTTTTGATTTCTATTCGGCCATCATCATATTTGAGTTTGAAATATTTCATCTTCCCCTCCCTCTGGTATGTTGCCCCTCGCCACGGCGACATTGCCGCTGGGTGCCTATCCTGTTTGCCGGATACGCTCCGGCGGGCGGTATTATGCAACTCCACTGATCCGGTCAATCTCCTTGCCGTCATACAACACAACGGTCACGCTGTCACGATCCCGCCAATAGACAGGTATGTGCTGCCGTGTCAACTGGTCGGCGGTCTCCCGGTATAGTATGCGGGTATATGCCCCGTCATCCTCGCGTCTCCAATAATCGTTGTCGCCGCCACGTTGTGCAAGGTTGCCCTTGCCGTCGTTGTTTGCCGTCCGGTATGTCGTGACCGTCTCAATCCGGGTTGTGATCCGGCGGGCAATCTCAAGCGGGATTATAACCTTGCCCGCAATAATCAGGCCGTCTGTACACTCGGCCCCGGTCCCGTTGCGCCCATCATGATATGAGGTATTAGCCACAGACATCAGCTTGCCGTACTGTACACCAGTAAGGTCAGCGTAGGCCGTCGGATACGCCGCCTTAATGTTGCGCTCCACATGCTCTACGGTTGCCGGTCCCTTGTGACCATTGTAATGCTGCATTGCCCTTGATCGCTTGTTGCCCTTTGGCCTTGCCGTGCCGATAGGATTGTTGGCGCAATCCAAGCCGTAGTTTGCCAATGAGCATGTTGAGCAATCCCCCTGATTTTGCGTGCAATATCCCTTTTTCATTTTCTCCCTCATTTCTTCCCGTCTCTCCGGGGTGTCTGTTGTTGCGGGTTAATCCCCTTAAGCCTGCCATCGATCCTCTATTGTCTGGTCGTGCCTGGCATAATCCTGATCATTTGCCCGATCAGGTCAACGCAGATTCTGAGCTCTTTTTCAGCCCTCGCCGCCGCCGCCAACGTGTTGTTGTCAAATTCTATGTACGCCGCCTGCGCATCGTAGGCGGCGTTACGAGCGGCGGTTAGAGATGCATCCATTTTAGTCAGGATGTTATCGATCTCCTGTTTGATCCTGTCTCTCATTGCCCCATCCTCCTATTTTTTATTTGTGTTGCTGTTGCCTAATGTTTGATTGCATCCTACCATATTATCATCATCTGTCAAGCATTATTTTAAATTATTTTTATCAGGCGCAAAGTCAGGCCAGTCCTGCGTTTGAGATGATGGCATGAAATAAGCATGAGAAAATAAATTATAAGCAGGCGCAAGAAAACCAGAAGCATCAAGAACGCTATGCAAGAACAATACCAGAACCGTTTCAGGAATTATGTCAATTCACGAAAAGCAATCCACCAGACATTGGCACAGATCATGCAAGAGTAGAACGAACGTACTACAAAATATTTCCTTGACTTTGGCAGAGAATGGCATTATAATTGCAGACGTGATGGAAACCATAAGCAAGGATCAAGCCAAAAATGACAAGAAGAACAAACAAAAGCATAATAAATTCACGATCAAGCGCAATCAAGAGGAATAATCAACAATAACAATGAGATGGTGGGGGGTAGGTCAAATCTCTATGAGTATCGCAAGGTTAACA